TTAGGCCCCGGTCAATCCCGGAAACCGATGCACCTGTGCCGTGTTTTGTGCAGGCATGTCCTTCGCTCGAGCCTGCTCCTCGGGGGTCAGGAAGGCCAGGTACAGCTCCGTGACCTTGATGCTCGTGTGCCCCATCTCCTGCTGGAGGGTGTAGATCCCACCGCGGCCCGACCGCAGGTAGTCGACCGCGAAGCGGTGGCGCAGGTCGTGAAACCGGAAGCGCCGGAACGTCGGCTCGAGCTTCTTCCCACGCTTAGCGGCCTCCGCGATCTCGGTAGCCTCGGCCTCGGCGACGCTGCGCGTATATAAAGAGAAGCGCGTGGCGGGGTTGATGAACGGGCCGGGCTCGGGCTCTTCCCGGGCGCGGCCGCCGGGCAGGCCCTTCGCCCCCGGGTGCCAGAAGACGGCTCGGGTCGCCAGGTTGACCGGGATTGACGCGAACAGCGCGGCGGCCTCCTCGGTCAAGCCGACCTCGCGCCGCTTGTTGCCCTTGCCGAGGACGGAGATGGCGCGCCGGTTCAGGTCGACGTGCCGTCGCTCCAGCGTCACGAGCTCGTCCTGCCGGCAGCCGGTAAGGAGCGCGGCCCGGATCAGATGCGCGAAGAGGCCGGGGGCCCGCGCGATCACCCGCTCGATGTCGCGATCATCCGGCAGCACGATCGGGTCGCGGCGCTCCTTCAGCCGCCGGCTGCGCATCGCCTCGAGCGCCGGGTTGCCCTTCCGCCACTTCTCGTCGACAGCGAAGCTAAGCACGCTGGACAGCGCGGTCAGGTCGCGACGGATCGTGGCCGTGGAGACGCCAGCCGCGCGCCGCGCCCGCACGATGGCCGCAACAGTGTCGTCGGACACCTCATCGACGTGGAGTCCGGTCAGATGGTCGTCTATGATGTCGAGGGAGTTGGTATACCGATCGAACGTCCGAGCGCCGACTTGGCTCACCATGTACTGCCCCCAGGCAGTCACGGCATCGGCCCATAGCTTTCGGTCCTCCCCGAAGCTATGGGCCGCCACTATCTTGGCGTGCTCTGCTGCCGCGCGATTTCGCGCAACGCTCGGATCGCCTGTCTTGAGGCTGAAACGGTACTCTTTTCCCCCGACGGTGAAGCGAGCCCATAAGACCTCGCCCCGCCAGTAGCAGCCCTCTGGGGCTTCCTTCTTTCGATGCGCTGGCACGGTTTTACCTCCTGCTCGACGAGCCAGGTCCGAAGCGCCTGGATGTCGAACGTCCACACCCGACCAACTTTGACGGCGCTCGGCAACAGGCCCGCCACCGCGAGCCGCTGAATGGTCCGGGCGGACACGCCGAGGATCTGACAGGCGCCGGGGATCTGCGTCCGCTCCACGTCACCTCTCCCCTTCAGCAGTAGGGGCCGGGACGCCCCCCGCTCGCCACTCGACCAGCGGCATCCCGAGCGGCACACGGCTGCGGCCGCGCGCTATCGGGTGGCCTGGATGGACCTGGGCAAGAATCAGCATGCCGATCGGGCCACGGTTCGTCACTGCGCCCTCGCCGATGATGAGGCGTGTGCAGCGGTTCGCGGAATCATGCAGACAAGCCGCTGATGTGACGCAGCTTTTGCCAATGAGGTGCCCGAAATCAGGCCGGTGGAATCACTCACCCTCAAGGCGGCCGCGAGATGCTGCAGGTACTGCCCGCCCGCGCACATCGGCTCGAATTCCTCGCTCTCCCGGGCGTAGAACTCGGCCAGGGCGAACAGCCCAGCCCGCGTGGTCGGCAGGATAGTGGTCAGCGTCTCGAAGGCCGCCGAACTCGCGTCTGCCGCGGTGTTGGCGGCCCGCACCTGCACGTCGTCGGTCTCGTCGAGGTCTGAGAGTGCCGCAGTATGAGCGCCCTCGGCCTCCTCCGCCTTTTCGATGGCCGGAAGGATCGGGTCCGGCTCCCGCCCGGAGACCGGCCAGCACGAGCAGGCCAGCGCCGTGAGATCGGCGACGCGGACCTGCGCGGCCCGGTAGGTCAGGCCGTAGCTGTCGGCGAACGCGACCTCCTCGGCGAGCCACCAGCGCAGGTGCTCGAGGAGCCTCATCGCACCGGCGGGCGTGGCGCAGGCCATCGTGACCAGGACCTCGCCGGCCTCCCGGTAGGCTTCCTCGGCGAGGATGGCGGCCTCGCCGTCGGGTGCGACCTGGAACGCGTCGTAGGCGGCGCGGTGGGTGGCGATGGCCGCAAGGATGGGATCGGGCTCGGTCATGCCGATCCTCCTGCCACCCTGCCGTCCGCGAACAGGTCGGGCTTCATCTCGGCCGCGCGGGCCCAGACCTCCGTTACGACCTCGTGGCTGAGGAGTTCCTGGGCGGCGAGGATGAAGGCGCGGCGCCGGCCGTCCTTGGCGGAGGAGGCAGCCAGGGTGTCGGCGGCATGCGCCTGGTCCCGCTCGGCTCGCCGAAGGATGCCGATCCGCTCCTGCAGCCGGGGGCGGATCCGGCGCTTGCGCTTGTGGGCGGTGGTGGCGCGTCGGCGCCACTCCGGGTCCGCGCCGCGCAAATCGGCGGCGGACAGCTGGTCCTCGATCCTGGCAATCTCGCCGTCGAGGACCGCCAGCAACTGGCGCCCCTCCTCGGCGGTCGCGATGTCGTCGAGATGGATGGCGCGTCCGTCGATCAGCAGGACATCGATCCCGACGAGGCCGCGGGTGGGAGGAATGCGGGAGATCGCGTTCATGCCCGCACCTCCGCCAGGAAGTCGGCATCGTCCGGCGCAGCCTTGCCGGACTGAGCCCAGACAGGCAGCGACCCGGTGCCGGTCCAGGCAGCCCGGTCGCGGTCATCGTGATCCGGCTCGTCGCCGAAGCCGGTGAAGCCCGGCGGCAGGTTCTCCCCGGTCGCGCCCAGGATCGCGCGGGCCGCGAGGGTCAGGTACAGGCCCGCGTCGCTGCCGGCGGCGCGCCCCTCCGCCGCTATCGCCATCGCCAAGCCGGTGACGCGCAGACCGTCCCGGGTGACCGGGGCCGGTAAAGCGAGGACGCGTAGGACTTCTTCGCGCCGCGCCTCGTTCACCGCCAGGGCGGATTTGTGGGCGGAAGAGGTGGGATTCGAACCCCCTTCGATCGGCCGGGCAGCTACGAACCAGCCATAGGCGGTCAGGAGGCGATGGCGGCAGGCAACGTGCGGGTCGGTGATGTGGGTGGTGATCACGACAGCACCCCCTCGTGCGAGATGGTTAGGCGTCCGGCGCGGAAATCCTCGACCCAAGCCGGGTTCTCGCCGGCCGGGCCGAACAGCGCCGGCAGCGCGGCGGCAACGTCGTCGTAGATCCGGTTCAGCAAGCCCTCGGCCCGCTCGATGGCCGCGCTGCGCTGATCGTCGTCGGTCAGCACGCGGTCCTCCTCGGCGTAGGCGGCACCCGAGAGGAAGTCCTGGAACACGAGGTCGACCAGCGTGGTGCCGAGGGCGTCCCGCGTCTCGCGAGGAAGGCCGGCCCAGGCCGTGGCCGGGTGGAACGGCGGAAGCGCCGCCCCGGTGGGGCCGGCAGCACGAGGCTGCCGGGTCTGGAGGGAGATGGCATTCGCCATGGGTCAGTGCGCCCCCTGCAGGACCGAGACCTCGCCGCGAAGGCAGGAGACCAGCTGGGCGGTGGCGTCCCAGTTTCCCCGGACAAGCGTGCGGCGCATCAGCATTTCGCCGCGGTCGTCGGCATCTGTGCCATGCACCGGCGTGCGCTTCTGCAACTCGTCCGCCACGGCGTCCTTGAGCGCCATGCAGCGGTCGCCTTCGCTGGTCACCATGGACGAGCCGGCCTCGCCGAGCTTCGGCCACCAGGCAGCGCTGTAGAAGTGATCCTCGGCTCGCTCGTACACACCGAACAGGGCGCAGAGCTGCGGGATGGAGTAGCCGGACAGATCGTGGCTGGGCAGCGAGGCGGCAGGAGCCTGCGCGCAGGGAGCGACCTCGGGCGATCCCTCGCCAATGACGTCCTCGGCATCCGGACCCGCCTCGCCGGCCAGCGCCCAGGCCGGGAGGGAGCCCGAACCGGCCGCCGCGGCTGCAGCGTTCGTCCGCGCCTCGTGGTCGGGCTCGTCACCGAAGCCGGTCCAGCCCGGCAGAGGTTCGACACCCGTCGCCGCCATCATGGCGCGGATCGCAGCCGCCATGCGCTTCTCATCGCCGTAGCGCTCGTGGTCGAGGTCGTCCCCGCGCTCCACTCCGATCGCGCCTTCAGCCGCGACGGACAGCGCCAGCGCCAGCGCGCCCAACCCGGCCGGGGTCTTCGGTGCCGGCAGCGCCACGATGCGGCCGGCCAGTCGCCAGCAATGCTCGTGCACGGCGCCGCACGCCTCGTCCTCTCGGCTTCCGCTCAGCGCATCGTTGCGGATGGGCATGGCCGCGCAGTTCCACGCGAAGGCCTGCCGCAGGGCGGGCAGGAGCGCGACGTGGGGATCTTCGGGTGTCTCGGGCTCGGCCGCACGGCCGATGTCACGCATCTCCACCGGCTCCCGGGCGTACTCGCCGAGGCGGAGATTGCGGTAGGCGACCGGCATCGGGTGGTCCCGGCCGAGCGATCGATCGACAACGAGAGCGCTGCTCTGCCGCTCGATCACGGCGAGGGCGTAGGCGGCCCGATCGGCGTCGGAATGCAGCGGGGTGTGCAGCAACGCTCGGAAGGCCTCCTCCTTGGCCTGCCTGCGGGCGGCGGCATCCGGCTCGCCGTAGGTGTCGGCGAAGAGGGCGTGCCCGTAGGCCAGTTCGTGCGCCTTGATCAGCGCGGCCAGGGCTTCTGAGGTCTTCGGGGCGCCGACGGGCATCGCGGCGATGTCCGTCGCCATCGAGTCCGCCAGACGCTCCGTCGGCTTCTGAAAATGCTTGACGCTCTCCAGATCGAGCAAGGACGCCTTGGCCTTCAGCCCGTCCATCGTGTGCGCACGGGTCGCGATCACCCGTTCCAGGATGGTCTCGCGATGGCCTTCGAGCCGGACCCAATCCGGTGAGTCGTAGGCGTCCGCATAGGTGCCGGATTTCAGGATCGCGGTCTGCTCAGCCTCGATCGCGGCGAGTTCCCGAACCCATTGGATCAGGCTGGTATCGACGGCGGTCGAGCCCTCCGGCCGGACTTTGACGGCTTCGGACACCACCGACGCCAGCCCAAGCTGCAGCGCTCCCTCGCGCAAGGCATCGAGCGTTGCCTGCTCGTGCGATGCGTCGCTGAAGCCCGCTTCGTGAAGGAACTCCGGGATGTATGTGGTGAGGGCCCAGAGGCCGCCGGCCGTGGTCGGTCGCGTCGCCAGCAGGGCGCCGAATGCCTCCCGTTCGCGCCGATAGGGCTCTGCCTGCGCGGCCTCCGCGGCAGCGTATTCCGGCGTTCCGCCGAGGGCGTCGTTCCAGGCAGCGCCAAGCGGCTCCCACGCCGCATAGGCGGCTCGATGCGCCTCGATCAGGGCGAGGACGGGATCGGGCTGGCTCAGAGCCAGGGTAGAAACCTGCTCCGGCGAGAATGAAACGTGAACGCCTTCGGGCATACCGGGGACGTGAAGCATGGTAGCCTCCTGATGGGTCTGGCTGTGTGGGAAGAAGCGGGCGTGATGACCCGGGGGTGACCCGTCCGGGCCGGCTCTCAGCCGACGAGGGCGGGAACTGGGAAGAAGAGGGTCAGGCTACGGGCGCGTCGGCCACAGTAGCTTCGCGCAGGGCGGTGACGATATCGGCCGACCACTTGAGCTGGCGCACCGGCGTGCCGTCGGAATGCTTCTTGCCGGTGTCGAGGAAGACGGCGAAGCGCTCGCCCGCTTCGGTCGGAACCCAGTAGGGCCGGTCCTTGGCATCGCGCCGCCCCTCCTGGAAGCCGCGCTCGGCCAGCATGTTGTTGGTCGCGATGGCCGAGAGGCCGCCGAGTTCCTTGCCGAGGTCGGTCGGGGTGAGAAGCGGGGCCTGCTGCGGCGCCAGGAGATGGGTCGCGCCCATCAGCGCCAGCGGATCGATGCCGGTGGTGGTGCGCGTCGCCCGGTTGGCCGCCAACGCCGCCTGGTTGCGGTCGAGGCCGATCAGCTCGCCGATGGAGAAGTAGGAGCGGAAGGCAGTGGCGACCCCGGGCGCATCGGAGGGCTCAGCCGGCGCGTAGGTGCCGGTCCGGCGGAAGCTCGGCAGCACCTCGTGGAAGACCCAGCGCTGGAAGCGGGTGATGGCCTGCCGGATCTCGGCCGGGACGGAGTTCGTCGCCCGGCGCTGGAGGATGGCCCGGTACAGGCCCGCCTCGCTGATGATGGCGACTTCCTGCTCGCCGCCAGGGGTGGGCACCCGGTGCCCACCCTTTTCGTCGTCATCCAGGGTGCGGGTCAGATCCTTGGCGGCGGCGTAGCCGAGGATGCCGGCGGCGTCGGTAGCGACGAACCAACTCTCGCCGTTCCGATCGACCAAGCGCAGCGGCTTGGTCTCGAAGTTGAAGGTTGTGAGCGCTTCCATCTCTCAACCCTCCATCTGGCGGGTGAGCGCGTGGCCGGCGCACAAGTAGGCGGCGGCGATGAGGATGGGGACGAAGGGGTTGTGGTTGGATAGCACGAGCGGCCTCCACGCCAGCGGCGATGGAAGGCATCATGCGGGACGATGCATAAATGCACAAGTCTGAAAATGCATCACTGCATCATTTATATTGGCTTCACCACATAGCCGACGACACCAATCACCTCGGCGTCAGGGTCGCCTGTCAATTCGGCAAGGACGACCTGATCCTGGGCCAGGCGGCCCCTGCCATAGGTGCTAAGTTGCCAACCCTCTTTCAGCTTCTGCACGCGGCGCGCGGTAAGCTCAATGAGCCTGCCGCCGTCACGGCGGCGTTCTAATAGGACTGTTTGGCCAGAAGTGACTTCATGTTTATAAGCGCCGAATCTGATGCATAACAAATAGTCGTCAACGTAGCCATGTTTAAGAATATGATCGTCAAGTATTCTTACTGCAAAGCAATCGTTGCTTTTGTATCCTGTATAAGTTAGGTCCATTATGTTTAATTGAGTTGACCATGCCTTTCCAATTTCCTGCCAAACCCCTAGTCCAGCTCCTCCGATAACAAGGGTCGCTACTAAATCGCTGTCATTGCCGCCCCAAATTTCTGGATCATAGGCATCTTTGTCATGGATAGCCGCTAACGAGCGCGAGGCAAAATCAGAATTATTAAAAAATGGTCCCGGATTTATTCCACTTATCTTGTGTATTTTTTCTATAGTTGACGCAGATAGATTAAATTTATGGTCTGGCTTGTTTAAAGGCCTAGTCAAAGTCGTAGAGCTTACACCGGCCTTTTTTGCGAGTGCGGTTGGACTTATCTGCATTTCATGGAGAACATGCCTTATATACGCAACAGTGGCTGAGTCACTTATTTCTTCCATCTTACAACGCCTAGGGGCCTTCCGCTCGGGTGGATCATACCAAATATGATGCAGGCCTGCATCGTGCATTGCCGCTTGTGCATCGTGCTTTAATGCACTATATGCACATGTATGCAGATCGCTGACCGCACTCGCCGTATAGAATCAGCGCTGAAGGCGGCGGGCGTGCCGCTTGGGGCGCTGTTTGAGCGGGCCAATATAGACAGGTCTACGTGGACAAGGTGGAGGTCGGGGACAACCAGACCTCGCCTGGAAAATTGGGAGTCTGTTGAACGGGCTGCTGGTTTTCTTGCATTGATTCACCCAAAAAGCGCGGATTAGGAACAATGATCCGCTGCCTCCTCTCCTGGCCGGATCGGCGGATCGATGCGTGGTGCGCGGGACGTGATAGTCTGCGCAGCGCGCTGAGAGCGCGCGCCGTGCTCCGCGCCTTCCTCAATATGCAGACCGCGCGCAGGTGCGTGCGCTGCAACTACATCAGCTGGCGTATCCAAGACTTCAGATCACGTGACGCTCGTCGTCTGTATGCTCGGCCATGCAATTGGCTCGCTAGTGACATTAAGTCGCGTGATGGATCTGCTGGACGAGACTTCCTCAAGCTTAATCGATATTCGCACCCTATCTGTGGGATTGCGCAGCCTTTTGATCGACGCAGGTTTCACAAAGAAAAGATGGGTTGCACGATCGACGGCGTATCTTCGATCTTGCTTCAACTCTATATTTGGCTCGATCATATTTTTCCAATAGATAGGCTTGGCGCCTATATATCGACCGTCATGACCAAATACGTTTTCAAATTCGGATACCAGCGCCCTTTTCGGCAGCTGGACCTTTATAGATATAAGGCGAAAGCGGTTCATATTTGGCTCTTCGAGATGTATTCGCAACAAAACCCCTTCTGCCTCTGGGACAACGGTGTCTTCTTGATGGAGAGACCAAATTCTCTCCTTTTGTTTCCGCGAAGTGCGCTTGGCGTCTCGCCTCGTCTGTATGTTGAGCCACAAGCTTACCAGTCCGAGGCCGCCGGTTACGCCCCAACCAACGATATCCTTCAGTTCGATCGGCATGTGACTTCCACCCGTCGTGTCGCAACTTCGGATGGTAGCGGCGCCGGGCGGCACGCGCGAATCGTTCGCCGCCCGGCGCTCGCACTTCTGAACAGCGGCGTGCCTGGGTCAGCCCGTCCCGCCCTTCCACGCCCTCGTCTGCTCGGTGAGCTTCGCCACCACTTCGTGCAGCAGCACCATCGCTGCCCGGATCAGATCGACCGTCGGCACGCTGTGAGCCAGCAGCCAGACCGTGACGTCGAATCCTCTGCCCTCCCGCTCGACCCGGAAGGTGATCACGTAGGTCTCCGGGCCGAAGGGGTCGTCGTCCTCGTACTCGACGCGTGTCAGTTCGATCGTGAAGTCCTGATCGGGGTTGGTCTCGCGTCCGGTCATGGCCGGCTCCTTTCATCGGGGCCGGCGGCCGGAATGGAGCGCGCTTCGCTCCCAGGGCGCGTGCCGGCGTCGGCGCTGGCGCGCCCGTTCCTTGTGTTTGCGTCTCGTCTCGGCGGCCCGCGCCGCACCCGGACCTGCCAGGGTGGTGCGCGGCGTGGCCTCCGTCTCCGTCAACTCATCCTCGGGGCATCTCCTCATCTGGCACCTCCGTCACGACCCGGATCGTGGCGGAGGTGGATTGGGAGATGTCCCAAAAGTCTTGGGAGCAGCGCGTGACCGCGTTCCTGCTTGAGGCGGCCGAGGGCCTGCGCGAGATCGCGCAGCCTTCCGGCAACGACAGCATCAAGGTTCAGATCGGCCGCGCCGCGCGGCGTGCTGGGCTCTCGTACTGGCGGGCGTTCGACCTCTGGTACCGCAAGGCCCGGTGCGTCCACGCCGCGGAGATCGAGGCGATCCGAGCGGCGCGTGCGGCCCGCACCCGGGAGAGATCAGATGAGTACGCCTCGTTGGCAGCAGACTTCGAAGCGCTGGCGGAACGCATGTCCCGCCTCTCTGCGGGATCGGCTGGGGCGGATGCTGCTGCGTTCCGGGCGGTGGCTCGCCGCACTCGGCGTCTGGCTGATGGAGAGTGACCCGTGACCGCTCCTGCCCCCACTCTCGCCCCTGACGCGCCGGATGCCGGGTTCGCCCCGGCCCGGGCCTACCGGGACCGGCTCTTCCGGGCCTGGATCGACGCCAAGCGGTGCGCCGCCGACAGCGAGGACCCGGCCGACCATGCGGCGGTCGGTGCGGCCTACACCGCTTTCATGCGGGCCCACCTCGCCCGCGACGAGCGCGATCACCTGGCGCTCGAGGACGAGGTCTCCCGCCTGACGGCCGAGAACCTGCGGCTGCGGGGCGCGATCCTCACGGCCGCCGCGGCGGTCACGATGCCGGAGGCCGCCGAGTGATGGCCGAGGACATTGCCATCGTCATCCTGGCGAGCGATCGGCCGATTTCGGGTTCCCGGCTCGACCAGCTCATCCGCTGGTACGACGCCCAGGCCCGATCGGAAGACCGGCTCGCCAACGAACTCGCCGGCACCGACCTGACCGAGGCCGCCGAGCGGAACCGGTCCCGGGCCCGCGCCCACCGCGACACGGTCCTGGCCCTCTCGCTGCTGCAGCCGGTGCCCGAGCCGCCCGCCACCGAGTTCCGCGGCCACCTGACCCTCAAGGAGCGGCCCAAGGCGCAGGTCCGCGCACCGCCGTGACCGCCCGCTCCTGAGGGCGCCCACCCGTCCCATCCGCCCGACGCCTGCAACCGACCGCGCCTCGCGGTTCTCGGAACGGTCCCCCCATGCCCGATGCCTTCGCCTCCGAGGCCCTGACATGAGCCGCCCCTGGATGCCGCTCTACGTCGCCGATTACCTCGCCGACACCGGGCACCTGAGCACGCTGGAGCATGGCGCCTACCTGCTGCTCATCATGCACTATTGGCAGAACGGCAAGCTGCCGACCGAGGAAGCAAAGCTCGCCCGGATCTGCCGCTTGTCGTCCCGCGAATGGGCCGGGGTGCGCGATACGCTGGCCGAATTCTTCGGCGACGACTGGCACCATGCCAGGATCGAGCAGGAGCTTTGCTCGGCCAAGGCCGCTTACGAGAGGCGGGCAAAGGCAGGCGCCAAGGGTGGCAATGCCAAAGCAATGCTACGCCAGGGCCAGAGCGACGGCAGTGGTGATGCTGGAGCCCGGCCACAGCAATCACAATCACAACCACATAGATTACCTAGCCGTGATAAGAACCTTCCTGGGGAGGGTAGGCTCTCACCTGGGGCGCTTGCCCCTGCGGAACCCGATCCCACGGCTTGGGACAGCAACGCTCCCTTCGGCCGGACCGCCTCCGGTGGGGGGCGCCCGTGACCCGGCAACTTCGCCCCCATCAGGTCGCGATCATCGACCGCCTCCGGGATTCGCTCCGCAGCGGCCGGCGCCGCCCGATGCTCCAGGCCCCGACGGGCTTCGGCAAGACCGTCGTCGGTGCGGCGTTGGTGAAGGGCTCGCTGGCGAAGGGCCGGCGGATCCTGTTCGTTGTTCCTGCTTTGTCCCTCATCGACCAGACCGTTAGGTCGTTTTTCACCGAGGGGATCCACGACGTGGGGGTGATCCAGGGCAGCCACCCGATGACCGACGCGAGCAAGCCGGTGCAGGTCGCGTCGATCCAGACGCTGCAGCGCCGGGCGATCCCGCCGTTCGACCTCGTCGTGGTCGACGAGGCCCACCGCTGGTTCGAGATGCTGGGCGTGTGGATGGCCGATCCGGCCTGGCAGCGCGTCCCGTTCGTCGGCCTCTCGGCGACGCCGTGGACGAAGGGCCTGGGCAAATTCTACGACGACCTGATCCAGGTCACGACCACCGCCGAGCTGATCGAGGCCGGCTACCTGTCGCCGTTCCGGGTCTACGCCCCGTCGCACCCCGACCTGTCGGAGGTCCGCACGGTCGCCGGCGACTACCACGAGGGCGATCTGGGCGAGGCGATGAACCAGGCCACGCTCGTCGCTGACATCGTCCAGACCTGGCTGCGGCGGGGCGAGAACCGCCCGACGTTCATCTTCGCCGTCGACCGGCCGCACGCCAAGCACCTCCAGGCGCAGTTCCAGGCCGCGGGTGTCGCGACGGGCTACATCGACGCCTACACCGGCAGCGAGGAGCGGGAGGCGCTGTTTCGGCAGTTCACCCGCGGCGAGCTGAAGGCCATCGCGAGCGTCGGATGCCTGACCACCGGCGTGGATCTCGATGTGCGCTGCATCGTGCTGGCCCGCCCGACGAAGTCCGAGATGCTGTTCGTCCAGATCATCGGGCGGGGCCTGCGGACGGCGCCGGGCAAGGCCGACTGCCTGATCCTCGACCATTCCGACACGCACCTGCGGCTCGGGTTCGTGACCGACATCCACCACGACCGGCTCGACGACGGCCGGGAGCGCCAGAAGCGCGACGCGCGGGAGCGTCTCGAGCCCCTGCCGAAAGAGTGCTCGTCCTGCAGCTTCCTCAAGCCGCCGAAGGTCCATGCCTGCCCGGCCTGCGGCTTCAAGCCGGAGAAGCAGAGCGAGATCGGTTGCGAGGACGGCGAGCTCGTCGAGGTGCGGCCGCTGAAGGCGAGGGCCAAGACGTTCGAGAAGGCGAACCTGTTCGGGCAGCTCAAGTTCGTCGGCCGGCGCCGGGGCTACTCCTCCGGCTGGGCAGCGAACCAGTTTCGCGAACTCACCGGCGTCTGGCCCAACCACTACCGGGATGCCCCGGAGGTCGAGCCCACCCCGGAGATCCTGGGCTGGGTGAAATCGCGCGCCATCGCCTTCGCCAGGAAGCGGGAGGTCCACCATGTCCAGGCCGCTGAGTGAGCGCGCGTCGGGGCGGTGGTCCGAGCTTCTGCCGCTCCTCGGGGTGGATCGGAAGTACCTCACCGCCAAGCAAGGCCCCTGCCCGCTCTGCGGCGGTCGGACCCGGTTTCGCTTCGACGACCTCGAAGGCCGTGGGACCTGGATCTGCAATCACTGCGGCCCCGGCGATGGCCCGATGCTGGCGATCCGGGTCCTCGGCATCACGTTCCGGGAGGTGGCCGATCGGGTCGATTCGCTGATGGGAACGGTCCCGGTCCGCCCGGTGCGGGGTAAGCGGTCCGCCAACGACTGCCGCGAGCGCCTGAACCGCCTGTGGCGGTCCTCCAAGCCCGTGCAGGCCGGCGATCCCGTTGCCCGGTATCTCGCCCAACGTGTCGGCCTGAGGACCGTCCCGGCCTGCCTGCGGACGATCGCCCGCCTTCGCTACCAGGACGACACGCCGTCCTGGCACCCGGCCATGCTCGCCATGGTCACCGGCCCGGACGGCGCACCGGCCACGATCCACCGGACCTACCTGACCGAGGGCGGCAGGAAGGCGCCGGTCGCGGACCAGCGCCGGATGATGCCGGGCGCCATCCCGGCCGGTGCTGCGATCCGTCTCTTCGATCCCGGCCCTGTCCTGGGGATCGCCGAGGGCATCGAGACGGCCCTAGCCGCGGCCTCCCTCTTCGGCATCCCATGCTGGGCCGCGATCAACTCCACCATGCTCGCCAAGTGGGAGCCGCCACCGAACGTCGAGGAGGTCGTCGTATTCGGAGATTCGGACGCCGCCTATGCGGGGCAGGCAGCGGCCTACGCCCTCGCCCATCGCATTCAGCGCGAACTGACGGCCGTGCGAGTTGAGATACCGTCCAAGATCGGAATGGATTGGTGTGATATTTTAGAGGAAAATCTGATCGCAGCTTGATCTTTGCCCATCGTTTTGATGCTCAAGCGAGTGGATTGTGCTATGTATGAGTATGGAGTTGCCTGAGATGTCTCGCCGCTCAATTGCTCTTGCCCAGGCCGCCGGTGAAGCGACGGACGCGCCGGTGCTGCCCGCCACGCCGGCCCTGCGCCTCGGTGACCGCTGCCGCTGGCCGCGTGACAGCCGCCGGGAAACAGCCATGGCTCAAGCTGCCGGTGAGCCCAACCCGGTCCGCTGGCATGCCGCCGTGACCAACCCCGGATGTGAGGTCATGGTCCGCGACGCCATGGCCCGCAGGGGCGTCGACACGGTGTTGCCGATGCTCCGGTTCTGGCGGGTGCGGAACCGCAAACGGATCATCGCCGAGCGCCCGCTGATGGCCCGCATCCTGGTGTTTGGGCTCGACCGCTCGACGCAGCACATCGCCGGCATCTACGGCCTGGAGCGCATCGTCAGGGGTGCATCGGACCGCTGGGCGGTACTGGCTCAAGGCGAGGTGGAAGACTTGCGCCTACGCATCCTCAGGGGTGAGTTCGACGCCACACTCAGGCAGACAGATCCGCAGATGGAAGTGCCGCCGCTGATACGGCACCTCGTCAGCATCGGCGCCCTCCCTTACTCGGCGACTTGTACCCACAAGGCAGCGCGGAACTTGGGCTTGAAATTCAAGGACGTAGCGTGATATCGAGAGATCTCAGCACGGCAGTGGCTCCACACCTGCCGTGCGTTAGCTTTGGCGCTACGGCTCAGTCCGGCTCCTGATCCCCCAGGCAATTCAGTCAGCCCTTCAAGGCACCAAGCCAAGTAGCAGTTTACGATCGATATACCATTTGCGCGCAACTCGTTTGCACTCAAGACAACTTGTCGTACTCTGGCGAGGACGGGTGGGGTGCGCGAGATGTTTTTCGTTGCAACAGCGACCATAGGTGGTGGGCTCGCATCGTGCGCTTGGGTGTATCACGCCACAACGTTTTGGTGGTCCATCTTCGCGATAGTGCTAGGCGGCTCCCTTTGTGGACTGGCAGCTTGCTCAGTAAGCTCGTGGATGGGTGATAACCCTCACCGCTGATACTAACGGAGCATCAGGCTGGGCAGCAGAGTGAGCGGGCTCAGCTGAAGCTCCCCGCCAGCCCAACGGCATCGCCATGACCATCGTCGCTTCGCTGCCGAGAGCTTGCCAGTTTTGTCCATGGCACATGGCCTGCTAAGGCTGGTGTGTCGCATTGAGTATCGCCCCCGCGACCTCACGCGATAGGCAGGCCGGGCCGACGCAGTCTGAACAGCTTCCCGTTGTGCCCTGGCCTGCCGCCCGTGTCATACCCTCCTAAGGTGCGGGATCGTCGGCTCATCCCGCTGGCTCGACCACATCACCACCTTCGCACCGATTGTCAGGGCCCCTGGCCCGTCCAGACCTATACGGGTGGTCGGGGCCCCCAAGTTTCCTAGCGCCAGGGTTCCAAAACCCGTGAACGGTAAACGGTGAACGCCCATAGTGAACGCCCTTCGACGATGACCCAGGCTGAGTTCGCCCGGCACCGCGGCGTCTCGAAGGCGATCGTCACGAAGTGGAAGGGCCAGGGCCTCCTGGCGCTGGCCGCGGACGGCCGGGTCAATGTCGAGGCTACCGAATGGAACCTCGACCAGCGGCCGGCGACGAACCGGGGCGGCACGACACACCGGCCGATCCGTGCCATCCCGCGAGCCGAGCCCGATCCGCGCGAGCGCCCGGCGCAGCAACCGAGCAAGGCGAGCCAGGGCGCGCCACCCATACAAGCGCCCCTGCCCGAGCCTGACGACGAACCAGGCGATCCCCCGGAGTTCGACCCGGAGAACCCGAACCTCTCGCTCGCCGCGGCCGCGCAGCGGAAGGAGAACCATCTCGGCCTGCTCCGCCGGCAGGAGTACCTGACCAAGCAGGGCAAGCTGGTCGACCGGGCCGAGGCCGAGGCCGCCTTCTTCGACGAGGCCCGGGCGATGCGGGACGCCTGGATCGCCTGGCCGGCCCGGGTCGGCATCGAGATGGCGGACGTGCTGAAGGTCGATGCCCGGACGCTGACCCAGGTCCTCGCCACCTATGTCCAACAGCACCTCGCCGAGCTTGGCGAGCCCAGCAGCCCCGATCTCGGCTCCCCCAAAGCCAGCTGACGTCGGCAGCCTACGCCGGTCCTGGCGGCGCGGCATGACCCCGCCGCCGAACCTCGACGTGGTGCAGTGGGCCGAGCGCTACCGGAAGCTGAGCAAGGAGAGTTCGAACGGCGGCAAGTTCTTCGTGTCGCGGGTGGAGGTCGCCCGCGGCCCGATGCTCTGGGCGACCGAGCCCGGGGTCAGCAAGATCACGCTGATGGCGTGCACCCAGCTGCTGAAGACGACGCTCATCGAGAACGTCATCGGCCGCTTCGCCCACGTCGATCCCTGCCCGATGCTCGGGGTGTTCCCGAAGGACGACGCGGCCGAGACCTTCTCGAAGGACCGGCTGGCGCCGATGATCCGGGATACGAAGGTCCTGACCGACCTGTTCGGCGAGGCCAAGTCCCGGGACGCCGGCGCGACCCTGTCGCACAAGCAGTTCCCGGGCGGCCACATCACCCTGGTGGGCGCGAACAGCCCGACCAACCTCGCGATGCGGCCGATCCGGCTCCTGGTCTGCGACGAGATCGACAAGTATCCCCTCTCTGCCGGTGGAGAGGGCCCGCCGATCGACTTGGCCGAGGAGCGGCAGGCCGAGTTCAAGGCGAACAGCCTGACCGTGGTGGCCTGCTCGCCGACGATCGCCGGGCGCTCGGCCATCGAGGCGAGCTACGAGGAGAGCGACCAGCGCAAGGCATTCGTCCGCTGTCCCCATTCGGGCTGTGGCGCCTGGCAGTCGCTGGAATGGGAGCGGGTCCGGTTCGAGAAGGACGAGTCCGGCAAGATCGATCCCCAAACGGCACGGTACGAGTGCGAGGCCTGCGAGCGGCCATGGACCGAGGCTCAGCGCCTGGGCGCGCTGAAGCGCATCGAGTGGCGGCAGACCCGGTCGTTCACCTGCTGCGGTGAGCCGCAGACGCCGGAGCGCTGGGCGCCCCTGGCGCACGGGGTGCGGCGGGCGCTCTGCCGGCACTGCGGCGCGCAGGCGGTACCGAACGACCATGCCGGTGGCGTCGCCTCGAAGCTCTACGCGCCGAAGCAGACGATCCGAGAGACGGTGACGAAGTTCGCCCGGGCGCTGCGACGGGGGCCGGAGACGTTGCGGACGTTCTTCAACACGCAGCTCGCCCGCACCTGGAAGGAGGGCGCCGACGCGCCGGATTGGCACGACGTCTACGCCCGGCGCGACACCTACCTGTCGGGCACGGTCTGCCGGGCCGCGCTGATCCTGTTCGCCGGGGTCGACGTGCAGAAGGACCGCCTCGAGGTAGGGATCTGGGGCTTCGGCCGGAACCGGGAACGCTGGCTGGTCGAGCACCGGGTGCTGCCCGGGCCGACGAACCGGCCGGAGGTATGGGCCGACCTGGAGGCCATGTTTGGGGAGACGTGGCAGCACGAGGCCGGCGCCGAGATGGCGGTGCGGGACTGGGGGATCGATTCGAGCGGCTTCACTGCCGAGGTCTACGCCTTTGTCCGCTCGCAGGGCGGGCGCGGCAACGTGCACGCGGTCGACGGCCAGGACAGCTACGCCTCTGCCTTCCTTGGCGTTGGCGCGAAGGACACCACCCCTGCCGGCAAGAAGCTGCGGCGCGGACTGAAGACGATCCGGGTGGGCGCCTCGTTCGCCAAGCAGGAGCTGATGGGCTGCCTCGCTCTGCAGCGCCCGGCCGAGGGCAACCCCTTCCCGGCCGGCTTCGTGCACCTGCCGCGTGACGTGCCCGAGGACCAGGTCAAGCAGCTGACCGCCGAGGAACTGGTCACCCACGTCACGCGCGGCCGCACCCGGCGCGAGTGGGTGCCGATCGGCGGACGGCGCAACGAGGTGCTAGACTGCGCGAACTACGCCCGCGGCCTCGCCGCGATGCGCGGGTGGGACCGGTGGCGGGAACTGCACTGGCGCGACCTCGAGGCGGCGCTGGGCATCGAGCGGGTCCGCCCCACCGCCGAGGATGCGCCGCTGGCGCCCGCCATCGCCGCCGGCACGCTGGCCGCGCGGAACCTGCAACGCCGCGCCGTCCGGCGCAGCCGGGTCAACAACAGGCCCACGAGGTGAGCATGGCCGACACGCCGGAACAGCAACTCGCGAAACTGCGCGCCCAGCGGGTGAAGCTGCGCGTGGCGATGGCGAGCGGCGTGCTCACCGTCGAGGGCGCCGACAACACGGGGCGCGTGACCTACCGCAGCTACGACGAAATGAAGAAGGCGCTGCGCGACCTGGACCGGGACATCGCTGCGCTCGTCGTCGCGACCGGCGGAACGGTCGTGCGGCGCGCCAGCCAGGTCGTGATGACGGGGCGCAGCGGGTGGTAAGCACGAACCCGCCGGTCCGGTTCCGGGTCAAGGGCACCGGCCAGTACGTCGCCCCGGTCGCCATGGATCTCGACGGCGAGCCGGCCGGCACGCTCGAGGCGCCGGCCTACGACGTCGCGGGCGGGCGCGGACGCCGCTCGCGCAGCTGGCGGGTCGGCAGCTACGGCCCGAACACCGCGATCACCTACGCGCTCGACGAGTTGCGCCGGAAGAGCCGCGACCAGACCCGGCGCAACCCCTATGCCGGTGCCGCGGTCGACCGGCTGGTGTCGAACATCGTCGGCACCGGCATCGTGCCGCGCTCCACCGCGGCGCGCTCGACCGAGGGCCTGTCGAAGGCCGAGGCCCGCCGGATCAAGAAGGAGGACGCCGCTTTCCGGGCCGGGCTGCAGGCGCTGTTCCTGGCCTGGACGGACGAGGCCGACAGCATCGGCGCCCACGACTTCTACGGGCTACAGGCCATCGCGGTGCGCGGCATGGTCGAGGGTGGCGAGAGCTTCACCCGCCTGCGCACCCGGCTGCTCTCCGATGGCCTGTCGGTGCCGCTTCAGCTGCAAGTGCTCGAAGGCGACCACTGCCCGCACCTCAAGACCGAGCCCGGCAGCAACATCCGCCAGGGCATCCGCTACAACGCGATCGGGCGGCGCCAGAGCTACTTCCTCTACCGGGAGCACCCGGGCGACGGTGTGATGGCGCCGGCCGGCCTCGAACTCGCCGAGGTGCCGGCGGGCGACGTGGCCCACCTCTACCGGGCGATGCGCCCGGGACAGGATCGGGGCGAACCCTGGCTCGCTCGGGCGCTGCGCACGCTCTACGACCTCGACGGCTACCTAGATGCCGAGCTCGTCCGCAAGAAGAACACGACGCGCCTCGTCGGCTTCATCAAGCGGTCCATGGAAGAGGGGGTAGACAGCCCGGCCGGCTCCGGCCCGCTCGGCACCGACGGCGCGGACGACGATGGTGCCGTCTCGCTGGAGTTCGAGCCCGGCACCCTGCAGGTCTTGGCCGACGGCGAGGAGGTGCAGTTCTCCGACCCGAAGGACGTCGGGCCGAACTTCGACATGTTCGTCCGCGAGGCCAAGCGCCAGATCGCGGCGGCCTGCGGCCTGCTCTACGAAATCCTGAGCGGCGACTACAGCACGCTCGACGACCGCACGCTGCGCGCCGCGCTCAACGATTTCCGCCGCGGCGTCGAGGCGCTGCAGCACCACCAGGTCGTGTTCCAGTTCTGCCGCCCGATCTGGCGCCGGTGGATCGACCTCGCGATCATGTCGGGCGCCCTGAAGCTGCCGCCCGGCATGCCGCGCGCCACGGCCTACGCCGCGAATTGGGTGCCGCAGGCCTGGCCGTACATCCACCCGGTGCAGGACGTCGAGGGCAAGACGAAGGAGATCCAGTCGGGTCTCTCCTCACGCGCCAGGAAGGTCGCCGAGGGCGGCTTCGACGCCGAAACGATCGACGCCGAGAACCAGGCGGACAACGAGCGGGCCGACGAGATGGGGCTCGCCTACACCAGCGACGGGCGCAACGCGGTCAAGCCGGCCTCGTCGGCCGACGCCGCACCGGGCGGCAGCGAGCCGCCGCCGAAGCCCTCCCCCGCGCCGACCCAGCCGGAAGAGTGACCATGACCAGCGCGCTCCACGCCCTGACGGCCGAGCCGTGGGCGATCCGCCCCGACTACTTGCACTTCATGGCGAGCCTCGCGAGCCTCGACCGGTCCGGCCGCGCCGATCGCCGTGCGGCAGAGGGCGAGGACTGGTTCCGCCTCGACCTGCAGGCCGCCGCCGGCCCGACCGCGCAGCGCCTCGACGGCGCCCGATACGCCATGCTCACCCGCGAGGGCGTGGCGGTGATCCCGATCGTCGGCCCGATCTTCCCGCGCGCCAACATGATGACCGAGATGTCCGGCACCGGCGCCTCGACGGCGATGTTGGCCCGAGACCTGGCGCTTGCCCGCGACAGCGCGGACGTCGGCGCCATCATGCTCCTGGTGGATTCGCCCGGCGGCTCCCCGACCGGGATCAACGCCCTGGCTGATCAGCTCTACGCCCTACGGGGGGTCAAGCGAGTGGTCGCGCACGTCTCGGGCTCGGCGGCCTCGGCAGCCTACTGGATCGCCTCGTCCGCGGGCGAGCTCGTGACCGACAAGACAGGCATGCTCGGGTCGATCGGTGTGGTGGCGGCGCTCTCGAAGCAGGTCGAGCCGGACGCGACCGGCAACCTGTCCATCGAGATCGTGTCCTCGAACGCGCCGAACAAGCGGCCCGACCCCCAGTCCGAGGACGGTGCCGGCCAGGTGCGGGCGCTCCTCGACGGCATCGAGGCGCAGTTCATCGCCGACGTGGCGCGCGGCCGGAAGACCACGCCCGCGCGGGTCCGCACCGACTTCGGCGCCGGTGGCATGAAGGTGGGGGCCGATGCGGTCGCCGCCGGCATGGCCGATCGCGTTCGGACGCAAGACGCCACCCTCAAGGATCTGAGCCGGACCGCCGCCAACGAGCGCGCCGTCCGCGCCACGCGGCGATAGCCGCGCCTCCCATCCCGGCCGAGCCGGGCCAGGGCACATCGCCCGCCCATCCGCCCATCCCAGGAGTACCGAATGCCGCGTGATCTCGCGGGCCTTCGCCATGATCGCGCGAAGGCCTCCTCCCGCATGACCGAGCTTGCCGCCGCCGCCCGCGGCCGCTCGATGACCGACGACGAGCAGCGCGAGTTCGACGCCGCCGCCGGCAAGGTGACGGATCTCGACCGCGACATCGCCGCCGCCGAGGCGGAGGCGGATCGCTCGACGTCGAGCGCCAGCACCCGCGCCGACGCGGCGGAGATCGCCAAGCTCTGCGTGAACGGCGGCGTCGCCTCCATGGCCTCCGCCCTGATCGCCGAGGGCGTGTCGGTCGACGAGGCCCGGGCGCGCATCAACGCCGCCGGCGAGATGAAGGCGGTGGTCGAGCACGCCCGCCGCGTCGATCCGACGATCCTGGCCGACGCCGCCGACAAGCTCCTCGCCGAGGGCAAGACGGTCGAGCAGGCCCGGGCGAGCTTCTTCGAGCGCTTCGTCGCGGCCGAGGAGAAGACCTCGATCCGCTCCCACGTGCCGGCGGCCCAGGGCAACGCCGGCCTCACCGCCTCCGCCAGCAACATGGAGCGTGAGCTCCGCCGCGCCGGCCTGAAGAAGGACGCCTGATCCATGGCCCTCCTCGAGACCGCAATCGTCGCCTCCGACTGGCTGAAGGCGGAGGACGGCTCCTACCGCAGCCGCGACACGGCGATCATCGCCTCCGGCGCCGGCAAGCTCGCCTCCGGCACCGTGCTCGCCAAGGTCGCCGCGACCGGCAAGCACGTGCCGGCCGCCGCCGCCGGTTCCGACGGCTCGCAGACCGCCGTCGCGGTGCTGCTCTTCCCGGTCGACGCGACGAGCGCCGACGCCAAGGCGGTGATCGTGTCCCGGTACGCCATCGCGAGCCACGCCGGCCTCACCTACGGGGCCACCATCAACGATGCCACGAAGCGCGCGGCGGCGAACGCCCAGCTGAACGCGGTCGGCATCATCGTCCGCCAGGGGGCCTGAACCGCGATGCCCGAGATCCTCGACATCTTCAACCAGGACGCCTTCTCGGCGTCGGCCCTCACCGGCAACATCACACTGGTGCCGAATGCCTACGGGCGCATCAACGCGCTCGGGCTGTTTCGGCCCGAGCCGATCGCCACCACCACGGTGACGGTGATCCTCGAGAACGGCGTGCTGAACCTGCTGCCGACCCGGCCGCGCGGCGCCCCGGCGTCGCTCGGTACCCGCGGCCGGCAGAAGCCGAAGGCGTTCCCCGTGCCGCATATCCCGCACGAGGACAGCGTGCTGGCGACCGACGTCCAGAACATGCTGGCCCTCACGCCGAACGGCATCGCCGGCCTGGAGACCGTGCTGGGCTTCCTGAACCGGAAGCTGATCGTGATGCGCAACAAGCACGCGATCACGCTGGAGAAGCTGCGGATGGACGCGCTGAAGGGCGTGATCCGCGACTACGACGGCTCGGTCATCCTCGACCTGTTCGCCGCCTTCGGGGTGACCCAGCAGGTGGTGGACTTCGCCCTGGGCACCTCCTCGACCGACGTGCTCGGCAAGTGCCAGGACGTCACCGGCTACATGGAGGACAACCTCCTCGGCGAGACCATGACCGGCGTGCACGCGCTCGCCTCGCCCGAGTGGTTCCGCAAGTTCACCTCGCACGCCAGCGTGAAGGAGGCGTTCAAGTACTACCAGTCGGGGCCGCAGATCCTGCGCGAGGACGTCCGCAAGGGTTTCACCTTCGGCGGCATCACCTTCGAGGAGTATCGCGGCTCGGCCTCCTACGTGCAGGAGGACGGGACCACCAGCGTGCCCGAGCGGTTCATCCCGGCCGGCGACGTGCGGTTCTTCCCGCTCGGCACCACCGACACCTTCACGAACTACTGGGCGCCGCCCGACTTCTGGTCGGTGGTGAACCAGGCGCCGGCGATCGGCGACGCCGAGGTGTTCGTGGCGCCGCTCGAGCCGAAGAAGTTCGGCAAGGGCATGGACATCCACACCGAGTCCAACCCGCTCCCGCTCGTGAAGCGCCCGGCGCTGCTGGTGCGCGGCACCACCTCGAACTGACCGGCGCGGCGTGCGGCCCATCCGCATGCTCGTCGCCGACGAGGTCGACCATTGGCCGCCCGGGACCCTGGGCGGCCCCATCGTCCTGACGCCTGCACAGCAGGCCTTCATCGAGAGGATGCGCGCCATGCGGTTGCGTGAGAAGGGCAAGACCGACGGCGAGCCCGTCACCATGGGCTGGGACGAGGCGCAGGCGGCGCTCGCCGCCGGCACCCACGAGGTCGCCGAAGGCTCGGACAACGGCGCGGCCGGCGGCGACACCGGGGCAGCCGAGGGCGGGGCCGAGCAGGGCGGCGACAACTTCGACGCGCTCACCCGTCCCGAGCTCGAAGCCATCGCCGCCGAGCGCGGCATCGACGTGTCGAAGGCCAAGGCCAAGGCCGACGTCGTCCAGGCGCTGCGCGCCGCGCGATGAGCGTCCTGTCGATGGCGGTGGACGCCCTCTTCGATGACCCCAACCTCAGCCGTGACGCCGTGTGGCGCGCGGGCGGTGCCGGCGATGGCCTGCCCGTTCGCATCCGCCGGCGCTCGCCGGAGGCGGTCATCGGGGTGGGCGACAACCGCTTCGACCTCGACGCCATGCTGATAGACGTCCGCCTGTCCGAGGTCCCGGCCCCAGCCAAGGGCGACACCTTCGAGGTGGGATCGGACGACGGCGAGCCCGGCGGCCTGTTCGAGGTCATCGGGCTTGCCACGATCGACAGCCACCGCCTGGTGCGCACCTGCGAAGTGGCGGCCCTCGCCGAGGACGATCCGGAGGACGACGAGCCGTGAGGCCCACCGTCCAGGTGCCGGACATCCGCGGTGCCCTCGTCGGCACCGAGGTGCAGATCGCCCGTTCGGTCACGGCCGGCATGCGGCAGGTCACCGACGGGCTGAAGGAAGACCTGCGCGACGAAGTGCGCGAAGCCGGCCTCGGGCCGCGCCTTGCCAACACCTGGCGCGGGCAGACCTTCCCCAAGACCGGCGAGAGCGCGGACGCCGCGGCCTATGTCTCCTCGAATGCCCCGAAGCTGATCGACGCCTTCGACCGTGGCGTGACGATCACCGCGAAGGGCGGAAAGTACCTTGCGATCCCGACGCCCGATGCTGGCGTCCGGCAGCTGTCGAAGCGGCGCACTAAGGGCTCGACCGACAACACCTTGTCCCCCGCTGCGTGGGAGCGGGAGACCGGCACGAAGCTGCGCTTCATTCCGACCCGGAGCGGCGGCGTGCTGGTCGCCGATGCCTTCTACCGCCGGCAGGCCGCGCGCTTCCAGCGCCGCAAGAGCTTCCGCCCGATCCGCGAGGCCGGCCCGTCGAGGGGGCGCACCTTCGTGGTGATCTTCGTCCTCGTGAAGCAGGCGAAGCTCCGTAAGCGGCTCGACATCGACACGACGGCCAGGGCCTGGGCCGAGCGCGTGCCCGCCGCCATCGCCGCCAACTGGCAGGCCTGATCCGAGGACGTCGCCATGGTGCGCATCGCTCCGTTCGTCGCCCTGTCCCTGCTGCTCATCGCGCCTGCCCTGGCCGAGCCGCCGCCGACCGTGGCGCCCGGCGCGGCGCAGAGCGTGCAGCTGCAGCCGGTCGCGATCTACGGTGCCGATGGCCGGGTGGTCTCCTTCCCGGACCCGAACCGGACGATGGTCATGCCGTTCGTCCGGGCGACCGGCAGCGGCTTCATCTTCCCGGCGACCGCGTCGCCGCAGCAGTTCCTCGTCACCCAGCCGCCCGGCACCACCACCTACCGGGCCTACAACCCGTGCGCCGCGGCGGATGTCCGGATCACCAGCGTGTCGGCGCTCGAGCCGCTGATCGCGATTGCGACCGAGTACCCCGGTGTGGCGCGGATCACGTCGCGCACCGGCACCATCGACCGGTTCAGCGGCACGCGGTTCGGCTGTGGCGCCGAGACCCTGGGCAGCGCGGCCAACCCGATGGGCGGCCCGAACCGCATCGTCTCCATCATGATCGTGCCGATCCCCGGGTACCCGGCCGACCTGTCCGGCATGACGTGCGAATTCGAGCTCATGTACGGGAGCGGCGGCTGATGCGCTTGCTTCACATCGCGCTGTGCGGCGCGCTCCTGGCAGCACCTGCTGCCGCGCGCGTGCCCGGGACCGCCGGTCCGCCGGGGCTGCAAGGCGAAAAGGGCGAGCCCGGGGCGCCCGGTCCGAAGGGAGATCCTGGTGAGCGAGGACTTCCGGGAGCGGCTGGACCGCCTGGACCGAATGGCGAGCGCGGCCCCGCGGGGCCTACTGGACCACAGGGCAACCCTGGACCTCAGGGTGTGCCTGGTCCGGCCGGGGCCGCAGGCGGGAAGGGCGATACCGGTCCGGCCGGCCCCGCAGGCGCCGCCGGTGAGCGCGGTCCTGCTGGAGCGGCCGGCGCTACCGGCGCGCCTGGACCCGCAGGTAGCCCGGGCGCAACAGGAACAACGGGCCCTGCTGGTGCGCAGGGATTGACGGGACCAACCGGACCCGCCGGCCCGACAGGCGCACAGGGTTCGACAGGGTCGACTGGAGCCACCGGGGCAACCGGCCCGGCAGGTGCCGCCGGCACGCCGCGGCGCGTCGAGCGCTACACCCAGCCCGCCAACGCGAGCGGCGTCGCCACCTTCACCTGGCCCGCCTGTACCACGACGCCCGACGTGGACGTGATCCCGGGGTGGATCACGATCGGCGGCGTGCAGCAGATGGTGACCGGCGGTGTCGCTTCGCAGACCGCATCGGGCGCGACGGTCGCGGTGAAGATCTCGCAGGGCACGATCGCTCTCTCCGGCACGCCGTTCCGGCAGGCCGACACCGGCACGGCCTCGACCGTGCGCGTCATCTGCAACTGAATGGGCGCCCATGCCGAGCAAGCGTGAACAGGTCTTGCAGGGCGTCTCAGACCTGCTGAAGGCCGCCCTGCCGAAGGCCTCCCACTTCCGCAACGAGGTGAAGCCCGAGGCCATTCCGGCGAACGGCTTCGTCAATATGGACGACGGCGACCCGGGCGAGCCCGAGGTCACGCTGAATCCCACCACCTGGATCTACGAGCACGCCATCCCGGTCGACGTCGCTGCGCTCAAGAGCCGGACCGTCAGCGCCGAGTTGCGGCTGGACGCCATGCTGCAGGCCATCGGCGCGGCCGTGGCGGCGGATCGGACCCTCGGCGGCCTCTGCGACTACCTGATGGTGCAGGCCGCCACCACCGAACCGCTGACGGCGGAGGGCGCGGCCGTCTCGCGCCTGGCGCTGGTCGAGATCGTCGCCGTCTACGGCACAACCGACCCCTTGAACTGATCCCCGAGGAGAGAACCATGGCCCGAGCCCGCGGCGCGAACGCCATCATGGCGGCTGCCTTCGAGACCACCTACGGCGTTCCGCCCACCACCGGGTTCCGGAAGCTGCCCTTCGTCTCGTCCAACCTCGGCGAGGAGCAGGGCCTGATCGCCAGCGACCTGCTCGGCTACGGCCGCGAGCCGCTGCCGCCGACCCGCGACGTCGTGAACAACGACGGCGACGTGGTCGTGCCGATCGACCTGCGCAACTTCGGCAACTGGCTGAAGCTGTTCATGGGCGCGCCCACGAGCACCGATGCCACCGGCGTGCGCACCCACGTCTTCACGTCCGGCGCGGTCGCTCTGCCGTCGATGACAGTGGAGGTCGGCCTGCCCGAGGTGCCGAGCTACGGCCAGAACTTCGGCGTCCGCGGCAACACCATGCGGGTCCAGATGCAGCGCTCCGGCCTGCTCACCGCGACGCTCGGCCTGATCGCGCAGGGCGAGAACAAGCTGCCGTCCTCGGCTGCCGGCACCCTCGCCGAGGCCAGCGTCGAGCGCTTCAGCCCGTTCCAGGGCGCCATCACCCGGGCCGGTCAGCCGCTCGGGTCCGTCGTCTCGGCCGACTTCACCTATTCGAACAACCTCGACAAGGTGGAGGTCATCCGCAGCGACGGTCGGATCGAAGATGCCGACCCGGGCATGGTCATGATGTCCGGCAACGTCACGGTCCGGTTCGCCAACACCGTCCTTCTCGACCAGGCGACCGCCGGCACGCCCATCGAACTCACGTTCGGTTGGGTCACCGATGCGGCGCGCTCACTCGTGTTCACGGCGCATGCCGTCTACCTGCCCCGTGCCAAGACACCGGTGACCGGCCCGAACGGGGTGCAGGCCACCTTCGCGTGGCAGGCGGCGAAGGACATGGCGCTCGGCAAGACCGTCACCGCCACGCTCATCAACAACGTCGCGGCATACTGACCGCACTTCGGTCGGCAAGTACCTTGCCCTTCGGGGTCGGCCCTCGGTACAACAGTGTGCCTCCGCGATTGCGGGATGGATTGCACGGCAGTGGCTCCGCACCTGCCGTGCGTTAGCTTTGCTCGCCACGCCGAGCGAAGTTCCCCGCGTGCCTGGGGATCGTTGCGAGACTGCCGACCGGCAAGATGATCGCACGTCAGCGTCCGATCGCTTCTTTCTCCGCGAGGAATAATGCTCAAGCTCTCCCAGTCGGTCGAGCCGTTCTGGCTCGACGTCCTGCCCGGCGTCCGGATCCGCTTCCGGCCGATCACCGTCGCCTCGATGCTGGTCGCACGCGAAGCGGTCGGCAAGGTGTTCCGCGGCGAGGACCAGGACGACGTCGGCGCCCGCGCCAACATTGCGCTTGTGCGGGAACTCACCCGGCGTGGCATCATGGAGTGGGAGGGCATCGGCGATGCCGACGGACAGCCGCTTCCGGTCACCCGCGAGGCCGTGGATCTCCTGATGGAGAACTGGCCGGCCTATGATGCGATCGACACCCTCTACGTCGCCCCCGCCCTGGCGAGGGACGCGGAAAAAAACGCATCGTCGAGCTCGTCCGGTGGCACTTCGGCGGCGGCGCCGGATACTGCGACGCCTGCGGCGTAGAGTGCGAGGCCTGCCCGTACCGGGAGCACGCGCCCGAGACCGATGACGGCCTGACGGCCTGGGCCGTCATCCGCCGCTGCGGTGGTCAGGTCCGGGCGGGCATGGGCGCCCCCTACGCCCTCGACTTCGGCGCCGTGCTGGCGCTGGCCGGCGCCATGGGCGCCACCTCGGCGCTCCTCGCCGACGTCCTGCCGCACGTCGAGCCCGTCATCGTGAAGGCCTACCAGGAGCAGAGCGAGAATGCCGACTAGCGTCGCCATCCGCCTCGGCGTCGAGGGTGGAGCCGAGGTCAAGCGCGTCCTCACCGAAACCGGTCAGGACGGCCAGGCCGCCTTCCAGAAAATCGCCGCCGCGAGCGATGCGGCCGGCGCGGCCGTAGATCGGCAGACCGCCAAGTTCCAGCGGCTGGCGGCAGCTGCGCGCGAGGCGGAGACGCAGGCCCGGGCGCAAGCGAACATCAACGCCGTTCTCGGCGTCGGTCAGGGATCGAGCGGAGCCGCGCGCGACTCGGCCTCCGTGTTCGAGCTGCAGGCCCGGGCGGCCGACGAAGCCGCGCGCCGTGCCGAGGTTCTGGCGCGCGAGGTTGCGACGCTTCAAAGCCGGTTCGACCCGATGGCGGCGGCCGGTGCCCGCTACTCGGCCGTGCTGGCGGACATTGCCCGGGCGGAGGAGGTCGGCGCCCTCTCGGCGAACAAGGCGGCAGCGGCACGCCTCGCGGCCGTGCGCACCTTCGAGGACAGCACTCAGCGACTGGAACGCGCCGGCCTCGCTCAGAAGGCCAGCGCGCAGGCGGCGGTCAGCGGCCAGATGATCGTGCCGAACCGCGGCGCCGATGTCGTGGCATACGGTGATGAACTCGACCGGCTGCGGGCCAAGTACAGCCCGCTGTTCGCTGCCCAGCGCGAGTACCTGGGGCAGCTTGCCGAGATCCGGCAGGCCGTGCGGACGGGCGCGCTGACGCAGGCCGAGGGCACGGCGGCGATCCAGTCCACGAAGGACGCCTTCGCCCGGCAGGTGACCGACCTACGCGCCCGCGGCGATGGCCGGCTGACAGGCTTCCAGGCCCAGAACCTGCTCTATCAGGGCACCGACATCGTCGCCTCGGCGGCGAGCGGCATGTCCCCGCTCACCATCTTGCTGCAGCAGGGCGGGCAGATCGCGCCCGTGTTTGCCGGACCTGGCTCGGCCAGCATCAAGGGTGCGCTCGGGCAGGCGGGCGAGGCGGTGACCGGCTTCGTCTCCCGTATCGGGCTGGTAGGCGGCGCCATCGGCGTCGTCACTACCGCGGCGGTCGCCGGCACGGCGGCGGTGCTCTCATACCAGAACTCTATGCGAGAGACGGAACGCGCGCTGGCCGGTGTTGGTCGCGCGTCCGGCGCCAACGCGGCGTTGATCAACGCGGCGGCGCAGGCTGCGGCCGCGTCCGGCGAGGTCTCGGTCCGGCAGGCCCGGCAGTTCTCCGCCGAATACGCCTCGACCGGCCGCATCGGCATCGAGATGTATGCCGGCCTCGCCCGAACCGCGCGCGACTATGCGGCCTCGACCGGTCAGGACGTGGGCGACGCCAACACCGACCTCGTCAAGGCGTTCGGCAACCCGGATCTGGTCCGCGGCCTCGACACCCTGAACGAGAAGCTGGGCTTCCTGGACGATCGCACTCGGGAGACGGTCCGTCGGCTCGCCGAGCAGGGCGACCGGCTCGCCGCCCAGCGGGTGGGATTCGACGCCTACGCCGCGGCCCTGACCAAGGCGAGCGAGCTGACGGGGGCCTTCGGAGACAAGACCTCGGCGTTCGGCCGCGTGTTTGGCAACGTCTGGGACATGGTCGGCGAGAAGCTGGACAAGGTGCTGACTGGCGGCTCCCTGGACGAACGGATCAAGGATCTGCAGGCGCAGCTCGAGCAGACCGAGAGCCTGCGCGGCCGGTTTGGCGGGCTCCTCGACTACAGGGTCGATGCCCCGGCTAATGAACTGCAGGAGGAGATCGCACGCCTGCGCGGGATCCAGGCCCGGCAAGCACAGCAGACCGAACGGGCGCAAACGGCGGAGCGCTCGCGAGAGATCGGTGACATCGTCCGCTCGCTCGACCCCGAGCAGGCGCAGCTCGACAAGCTCCAGGGTACGGCGGAGCGCCTGCGCCGCGCCCTCTCCGACCCGATCACCTTCGGCCTCGGCCCGCGGGCCCTGGCGGAGACCGAGGGCGCCTTCGGGCGAGTGTCGGCGCAGCTGCGCACGATGACCGAGGACATGGAGCGCTTCGGCAGCGCCACCATCGCGACACAGGTGCGCGCGTCAGAGTTCGCCAACCGTGCTGCGACTCAGCGCCTGAACCCAGTCGATCGCGCGCTGGCCGATCGTCAGGAGCAGTACAACAACGAGGTGCGCAAGCTCGGCATTGACGTGACAGGGCTGTCCTCGGCGCAGGTGCGCGCCGATTACGAGGCCCGCATCGGCAACGCCGACGCCCGAGATCTTGTCGGCCTGACAGCTGCGCGGGACGCGGCCTTGAAGAACGCCTTGGCGAGAGAAGGATTGCAGCGCTCCCTCAACCTCGACACCGACACGATCCAGAAGGAGACCGCGGTCCGGGCCGAGCGCTCGCAGAACGTCAGCTCCTACATGGACCGCGTCATCGGTGCCGAGAGCGGTGGCGATCCGAATGCGCGCAACACCCGCTCGACCGCGACCGGCCTCGGCCAGTTCATTGAGCGGACCTGGCTCGCCCTGTTCAAGGAGCGGTTCCCCGAACGGGCCGCCGGCATGTCCCGGGACGAGATCCTGGCGCGCCGGACCGACCGCAGCGACAGTATCGAGCTGATCCGGGCCCTGACCGAGCAGAACTCGCGAGCCCTGGAAAAGGCCGGTCTCGCGACCACCGACCGCAACCTCTACCTCGCGCACTTCGCTGGTGCCCAAGGGGCGGTCGATCTCCTCCGGGCGGATCGCGGCGCCTCGGCGGCATCGATCCTCGGCAGCGATGCGGCCCGTGCCAACCCGACCATCGTCGGCGGCGGCCGGACGGTCGGCAACGTCCTCGACTATGCCGAGCGGGTCATCAATAAGAGCGCGCCGAACATCCGAGCCTCGGACCGTGAGACCGCGGACGTGCGCAGTCGGACCACGCTGACGGAGCAGACGACGGAGGCGGAGGCGCGCCGGCAGAAGGTTCAGGAACTCCTGAACGACGAGATCCAGCGTGGCACCGCCATCGGGCGCACCTTCGCGACGGCACAGGACCTAGTCAAGGCTTCGGCCAGCCAGATGACGCCCGAGATGGAGGCGCAGCGCAAGGTCATCCTGGAGACCGCTGACGCCTATGCCAAGGCGCAGGCGAACCTGCAGCGCAGTCAGATTGGAAAGGACATCCTGTTCGATCGCGCTCAGATCGGCCGCACGCAATCCGAGCAGGCGGTCGCCTCCCGGCTGCGCGGGACCGGCCTCGGACTCGACTCGCAGGAGGCAGACGGCCTGCGTCTCAACGATAACCTGAAGCAGACCAAGGATCTCGCGAGTTCCGCCTTCTCGGGGATGCTCGGCGATCTGCGCCAGGGCGTATCGCTCACCTCCGCGCTCACGAACGTGACCGGACGGTTCGCCGACAAGCTCCTGCAGACCGCCTCGGATCGCACCATCTCGGCCTTCTTCGATGCATTCACCAAGGGCGGGGCGGCCAACAGCAACGGCTTCCTCGGCACGATCGCGTCGGTGATCGGCGGCGGCAAGTTCGACGTCGGCGGCTACACCGGCCCGGGCGGCCGGTATGACGTCGCCGGCTTCGTCCACCGCGGCGAGGTGGTCTACTCGCAGGACGACGTTGCGCGGCATGGCGGCGTCGCGGTCGTCGAGGCCATCCGCCGGGGCGGTCTGCGCGGTTATGCTGATGGCGGCATCGTCGGCCGCAATGCCTTCACCATGCCGAGCCGGGCGATGATGGGACCCGGCAACGACGCGATTCCCGGCATCGCCTTCATCAACACTGGGACGCCTCAGGAGCAGAAGGCGCCCGCGCGGTGGGGCACCGACGAACGGGGTCAGCGCCGTCTCGAGATGACGATCGGCGACACCTTCGTGACCGGCGCCGGCACGCCGCAGGGGCGTGAGGCGCTGGCGCAGGGCGGCCGGAGGTTCGTGCGGTGATCGTGTGGCCCTCCGAACTACCGCAGCGCGTCCTCGCCTCGGGCTACAGCGAGACCATGGGTGAGGGCCGGCTGCGCACGCAGATGGAGGCCGGCCCGATGAAGGTGCGCCGGCGCTTCTCTGCGGTGGTGCGTCCGGTCCCCGCCTCGTTCCGCGTCTCTCCGGACGGCAAGGCGCGCCTTGAGCGGTTCTGGCGCGAGGAGATCGGCGGCGGCAGCTTGCCGTTTCTGATGCCGGATCAGACCCATGACGGTCTGCCGCTCCTGACCGACGACAGCCTGCAGCTGCTTGACGATCAGGGCCGGCCGCTCATCAACACCGCCTGGTGGCTGGTCATGGCCGGAGATGCACCGCTCAGCTTCACGCCGCTTCAGCGGGGTATGGCCTTCTCGGCTTCCTTCCCGCTGGTGGTCATGCCCTGATGCCGCGACTGATCTCCCTGAACGCCCGCACCGCGGCGCACGCCCAAGCGACGGACCGGATACCGGTGACGCTGACCGAGATCCGGCACCCCGAATTGCCGGAGCCGATCCGCTTGTCGAGCGACCCAACCGTGCGGCTCAGCACCGATCCGCTGAGGTACGGCACGCGCCACAAAGGCCAGGCCTACGAGTTCGTGCTGATGGGCCTGCCCTGGCCGGACGATCAGCGCGGCTCGGCGCCGAAAACCACCCTCGTGTTCGAGAACGTGGTTGCCGACATGGCGAAGCCGCTGCGCTCGATCCTGTCGCCGCCGACGGCCGACCTCACGATCGTCATGGCGGATACGCCGGATGTGATCGAGGCCCGTTACCTCAAGCTCAAGGGCACGCTGGGTACCTGGGACGCCAGCCAGATCTCGCTTGATGCGTCGCGCGAGAGCTTCGCCAATGAGCCGATGCCGTCCGGGCGGATGAGCAAGGCCCGGTTCCCCGGCCTCTTCAGGTAGGCGTATGCAGGATCACTGGTCCGCCCCCTACGTCGGCCTCCCGTGGGCCGAGACCGGCGACGTGCCCGACGGCGTGTCGTGCTGGGGCCTCTGCGTTCTCGTCTACCGCGAGGTGCTGGGCATCACACTGCCGTCCTACGCTGGTCTGTGCGCTTGCTCGGCCGAGCGCCGGCAGATCGCTGCGGCCATCGGCACTGAGGCCGGCGGTGCGCTCTGGTGCCCTGTGCCGCTCACCGCAGCCCGCGAGTTCGACGTCGCGGTGTTCCGGGTAGGCGAGCTCGACGCTCACGTGGGCCTCGTCTGCACCCAGACACAGGTGCTGCACATCACGGGCGGGCTCGACAGCGCCGTGGTCGACATTCGCGCGCCCCGCTGGGCCTCGCGCTTCTCCGGCCTCTACCGCCACGCCGCCATCATGGATCGCTCCTGTGCCGCGTGACGTGTCGGTCCTCGCCCTCGACAGCCTGTTTGATGCCGGGCGTCGTCGCGAGATGGTCTCGCCGCCGGGTTGCAGCATCGCGGAGATCGTGGCGATTGCGTTCCCGGGTCTCGCCGAGGGACTGCGTAATCGCCTCCGGGTGACGATCGACGGCCGGGTGGTACCGATGGGGATGTGGCGCGGCACCCGCCCACGCCCCGGCACGCACCTGCTGATCCAACCGATCCCGGCCGGCGACGCGGCGCGCAATATCCTGACGATCGCCGTCACGGTCGGCGCCATCGCGCTCGGGCAGTTCTACGGGCCGCTCCTGGCCGGATCGCTCCTCGGGCTGGGCGGCGCCGCGACCGGCCCGCTCGCCTCGCTGATATCCGCCGGCATCACCGGCACGACGCTGCTGGCCGGCACGCTGCTCATCAACGCCCTTGTGCCGCCGCGGGCCGATGCCAAGGAGAAGCCCAGCTATTCGATCCAGGGCCTCCAGAACCAGCTGACGCCGGATGCGCCGGTGCCGTTGATTCTCGGCAAGATTCGGTTCGCACCGCCCTATGCCGCCACGCCCTACACCCAGGCGGTCGGTGATGAGCGCTACGTCGTCGCCGCGTTCCTCCTCGGCTACGGCCCGCTCGCGGTGCGCAACTGGCGTATCGGCGAGACACCGATCGAGCGCTACACCGACATCACCATGGAGACCCGTCAGGGCTACGCGAGCGATGAGCGACTGTCGCTCTACCCCCAGCAGGTGCTCGAGGAAGCCCTGTCCGTCGCGCTTAAAACCGCGCAACTCCCGACTGGCGGCCCGCAAATCCGTACCACGGCCTCCGATTGCACGGGCTGTGAGATCGACATCACCAGCACCGGCATTTACCAGGTCAATAAGGACGGTGCCTACCAGAACTTCACGGTCAGCATCGGCGTCCGCTACTGCAAGTCCGGCACGAACAACTGGATCTCGGGCCCGGCGATCAGCATCACGTCGAACAAGGCGAAGGCACTGACCCGCACGACGCCGATTACGTTCCCGGAGCGCGGTCGCTACGACATTGAGTTGACCCGCACTACCACCGATTGGGACGAGGCGGATCAGTCGAACAAGAGCATCCAGCGCCACGGAGTCACGGTATGGTCCGTCCTGCGCTCGTTCCGCCCCGAGTACCCGATCGATTTCCCCCAGCCGCTGGCTCTGGCCGCCTGCCGCATCCGTGCGACCGGCCAGCTGAACGGTACGCTCGACGCGCTCAACTGCGACGTGGCTACCCTCTGCCCGGATTACGATTTCACGACCGGCACGTGGGTCGTGCGCGAGACCAACAATCCGGCGAGCCTATTCCCTTATGTGCTCACCGGCCCGGCCATGGCCTACCCGCTCACTCCAGGGGAGGTCGGCGCGATGGAGGCGTGGCACGATTTCTGCCGGCTCAAGAACCTGACCTACAACCGCGTCCACGATTACGAGGCCAGCGTCCTCGAGGTGCTGGGCGACATCGCCGCCGCCGGCCGGGCCAGCCCGCACGATACTGGCGAGGTCTGGCAGGTGGTGATCGACCGCGCCCTGTCCGTCGTCTCGACCCATATCAGCCCGCGGAACTCCTGGAGCTACCAGGGCAAGCGGCCCTATGCCGTGTTCCCGGATGCTTTCCGGGTCAGCTTTCTCGACGAGACCAACGGCTTCGCCAAGGCCGAGCGGCTGGTGCCCTGGCCCGGGCATAGCGGCGAGATCCGCGTCACCGAGAAGATGGACATGCCTGGGGTCACGAACCCCGCCATGGTGTGGCGCGAGGCGCGCCGTCGCCAGTACGAGCTGATCCACCGGCCGGACACCCACACGGTCAACCTTGACTGGGAGGCGATGACCATCCGGCGCGGTGACCGCGCGCAACTGAGCCACGACGTCCTTGAGCGCACCATGATCTCGGGCCGGGTGACTGCGGTCACGACGGTCGCCGGCAGCGCCATGATCTACCTGGACGAGGCCGTGACCATGGAGGCGGGCGAGAGCTACGCAATTCGGTTCCGGCGAGCGGACGGCGCGACCTTGCTGCGGACCGTCGCCACGGTCCCCGGCACGACGCACGCGGTGCGGCTGACCGGCATCGGTGACGTGCCGACCGGGCCCACAGAGGATGATCCGTCGGGCGAGCTCGCCATGTTCGGCCCCGCCGCCCGGGAGAGCTTCCCGGTGACGGTGAAGGGCATGGAGGCGCTTTCCGACCTCGGCGCTCGCGTGACCTTTATCGATCACGCTGCGGAGATCGAAGCGCTAGTGGACGCCGAGGTGCCGCCGGCGTGGAGCGGCCGGGCCGGCGCTCCGGCGCAGCAGCAGGCCGGTACGCCGCTGGCACCGATTGTCGACAACGTGGTCTCGGGCGTACTCGCGTCCGACGCCGCGACCTCCACCAACCCCGTCCCGGTCGTTGTACTTGTCCGGTCGCCTGCGCTTGAGACGCTGACCATCGCCTCGTTCGAGGTGCGCCATCGCAAGATCGGGGCTGGCACGTGGATGTCGGCGCCTGGTGCAGCCGCCGCCGGCGCGGTGGTGCTGCCCGGCTATCAGAAGGGCGACAGCATCGAGCTTCAGGCCCGGGCGATCTCGGCCGGCGGAACGCCTGGCGACTGGTCCACCCCAGCCCTGACGCACCAGGTCGCCGCTACCGACCCGGCCGCGCCCTCGGCGCCTCAGACTCTCACCGCCACGCAGGTCACCGGCGCGAGCTCGCGGACGATCCGCGCCACCGGCACCTCGAGCGCCGACCCGAAGAGCGCGGCGACCCGCCTCTACATCGCCGTCGGTGCGAGCGCGTCGTTCTCCGCCGCCACCGCCTATACCGGCGACCAGGTGAGCGGTCCGAACACACCGCTGCCGCCCGTTGATCTCACCACCCTGCCGAGCGGCGCGGCGCTCGCTGCCGGCACATACCGGCTCTGGGCGACGGCGCTCGATGGCAACAGCCCGCCGACCGAGAGCATCCCGTTCGGGCCGGTTTACGTCACGCTCTCCTAATCCGCGGCCCGCCGGGGCCGCTCCCCTCCATCCATCCCGACAGGGTGCCGTAGCCGGCGCCTCTCCAGTGCTGGACAATCGCATGACCGCTGGCATCCGCTCCTCCAATTTGCCGCTCGGCGTCCTCGTCGAGGTGCTGGGGCATGCCGAAGCCGGCAACGGGCAGCGGAACCTAGTGCGGGCGCCACTTGATGCGCTGGCCGATGCTGTGCGCGGCATCGTCGTCAACGACCCGAGCGGCGTCGCGAACCTGCGGGTGGCGCTCGAGGCGTTGAGCAATGTCGTCAACGGCAAGGCCTCCCAGGGCGATCTGGCGACCGTACAGCAGGCTCTCGCGCCGCTGCAGCAGGCCGTCGGCGGCAAGGCGGACGCGAGCGCCGTCGCGGATCTCCTCGCCCGCATCCTGCGCATCTACGCCGGCCTCTATCCCGCCGAGCGCCCTGGCGACAACCCGGTCGCGTTCACGGCCTCACGCGCTGGCGGCGATCCCGACACGCTCTCGCCCCTCGACACGGTCGTCTACCCAATCCGGGTCGTCGGGGATGGCTTTGGCGTCGAGATTTCGGGCTCGCGCGAGGTCTGGGAGCGGACCCTGCACGCGGCCGAGACCACTCGCCTGTGGCGCGGCCGGTGGCGCTACGTGCGGACCGCGCCGTCGCAGGACCCGTCGGGGGACAGCATCGTCGCACTGGTGCAGTGGTACGGCGCGGATCGCTCACTGATCGGCAGCCCCGTCCAGGTCGATGCAGCCACGCCCGCGGTGGGGACGCCGCGCGAGTTCAGCGCCTTCATCGGCATTTCTGGCGTGACGGGTGTGACGGTCTCTCGTCCGGCCGGAGCCGTCTACTTCCGCGTCGGCCTGAAGAGCTACGGCGTCGAGGGCCGCACGGTCCTGACCGACCTGCACGCCGGCGATATCAGTGACATCGACGACGCGATCCGTCGGCTTGTCCCGCCTGACGCCTTTCCGGCCCTCTCGGCGCGGATCGACGAGGTTGTCGGGGATCTTGCAGATGAGGTCGCCGCCGCCCGTCAGGCAGAGTCTGCCCTGGGTGTGCGTATCGACAACATAGACGATAGAGGCGACCAGTTTACCCAGGCGATCGGCAACCTCCAGACCGAGATTTTCGATGGTCGTGGCGGCTATGCCAATCTCGCGACGCGGCTCGCCGCCTCCGACCGTGCAGGCGGTCTGACTGCCGGGGCTTCGTTCCTCGCGCGCGTCTCGGCCCAGGCCCAAGCGTTCAACGGCGCAACGCTCAGCCCCTACCAGAGCAAGCCAGACTTCTCAGTTTCAATTCCCGCCGGATCGTCGGGTGCTGGGACCTACGTGGCGGCGATGCGGTCGTTTACCCCCGACGAGATCGCAGCCCTCGTCGGGCAGGTTGTCGTGTTCAGGACCGTCTACGGCGTCTCGCGCCCGGACTTCCTGGCCGAGAAGCCTCTTGACCTAGCGGTGCGGGTGCTGCGCTCCGGCACCTACGTCAACGACGGCATCGTTCTCAGCACCCGCCAGGACGGGCTTTTCATCACGCGCGTCTGTGCCTACCGGGTCACCGCGGCCGACAGCCTGATCGGCCCCATCATCCAGATCGGGTCGACCTCCACGGCCAACGCCCATGTGATCCGGATCGAGAGCGTCAACTTCCGCGTCGAGACGACAGATAACGACTCGCGCACCGGGTCGGACATTCTCTTGGATCGCCGGTTCGCCGAGGCCACCCCCGGCATCGGGCCGGTCTACGATGTCCTCGTGCCGGCGCCGCAGCTCCGTGCCGGCGCCGCAGGGTATGTCGAGGGGCAGCCCCCGGGTTTCGGCCTGCGCATTCCCGCGGGCCAGACCGGATCGGGGTCGGTCCTGTCGTTCGGCGTCAAGGTGGATCCGGCAGACGCCCCCCTGCTCGCCGGGCGGACCGTATTGGTGACGGCGACATTCACCTCGACGACCGCCCGTTCCATCACGATCGGCATGGTCACCACGCCGATGGCGGATGCCCCCCGTCAGGTCGCGGTGACACCGCTGGCGGATGCGCAGGTCTCCAGCTTCCGGCGAGTGGTCCAGTTTGAGGCCACCCTGACCGGCGACGAGATCGTGCTGGCGCCCTACTACGGGCTCTTGAGCGATGCCGTAGCGAGCGCTGAAGAGCACCTTATCCTGACACAACTGACGGCCCGGATCGTCGCAAGCCCGAGCGACGCGATGACGCTCGCCGAGGAGAACGCGCTGATCGCGGCTCGGCGTCTCGCCGCACGCGCCGCCGTCACGATCCCGGCCGCAGCCGACACCTACGCCGTCACGCTGAAGGTCCGGCAGGACGGGACGGGCGATTTCGCATCCGTCAAGGCGGCTGCATTCTCGATCAGGGACAGCTCGGCGTTCAAACGCTACGCGATCGACTTCATCGGCACCTACGATGAAATCAGCATCCGCCTGCCGCGCTTCACCGACCTCGTCGGGCATGGCATCGCTCGCTCGTGGTTGCGCGGCTACCAGGCTCCGTCGACGCCGATCGACCAAGTCAATAACAATTCAACAGTTGATGTTGACGTTACGTGTCGTTTCCTGGACTGCCGCATCACTTGTCAGAATATGAGATATCCGGTCCATTCGGAGACCAACGGGGCGGTCCCTGACATCGACGAGCGAGTCTTTGATTGCGAATTCGAGAACTTCGGCAACGACGAGGTCCGCGCCTACGTCTCCAGCCAGGGCGGAGACCCCAACACCGTCTTCGCGACCCTGTCCCCGTGGGGTTACGGCTGCTCGTCGGGGCAGACGCTGCTCATCGAGCGCTGCACGATGCGAGGCGAGAACGGGTTTTACGTCCACGATAATAAGGACTTCACTCGCCCGTCGAAGCACGTCGTGCGCAATAGTAAATTGATCGGACGCTCAGAGTACGGCACCGGCATCATCGTGCAGCCACTCGGCGGTGGGGAGCCGCTGGTCGTCGAACTCATCGGCAACCAGATCTCCGGCCACTTCCTGCTCTCGCCCTTCCCCTGGCTGACCGCCGACCCGGCCCTGCAGCTCGCCGACCGGGCGTTCCAGTTGCGCGTGAGCGGATACGGCAACACGCCCTTCGCTTACGACTGCCAGGATCTCGGCGCCCGCGCGCTGCGCATCGAGAGCGCCAGCACGGCGGCGGGTACGGCCATCGCGGTCAGCGGCTCCGCCGTGGCGGCCATCTTCGGCGCCGTCACCGTCGATCGCAGCGGCGGCGGCCTCCGCGGTGCTGTATACGGCGCCTGGGAGGTGGCCGGCATTCCCTTCGGCCTGTCGCAAACGGCCGGCCTGACCACGCTCGGTCAGCGACTCGGGGATTGCCGCACGACACCCAAGACGCTCGTCGTGCAGGTCAACGGCGGCACGAGCTATACAGTCACCTTCTCGGCCGATCACCGCGCTCAGAGCAACGCCACCGTGCTCGGGATCATAAATGGCGCTCTCGGGTCGGCCGCGACCGCATCGCTGATGGACGTGACCGAGCGCTGGCGCCCGGCCATGCGGGACGAGGAGATCGAGGTTTACAACGGCGGCGCCACGGCTATCCGGCGCAAGCGGGCCGTGGCCTATGCGTCGTCACAGCGAACCTGCCGCCCGATGTCCGCCGACGACCCGGCTTCCGTGTTTGCCGGGATCGCCTACGAGGACATCCCGCCTGGAATGACGGGCCGCGTAAAGAAAGGAGGCTTCGTTCGGGTCGGGACCGATCTCGTGCGCGGCGACAATGCAGGTTTCATTCGCGGCGATAGTTTTGGCCTCGATGCCAACGGGCTCTGGATAAAAAATGCGACAACCCCCTTGTTGTGGGCAGTAAATGAACTCGACGTTGCATTGCCGGATCTGGGCCGGATCGCAGCCCTTCGCGATCAGCTCAATTCTTCGTTCTGAGGCTCGTATGACCCGCACGCACCTCGCCGCACGGCTCGCCCTGCTCTTGGCCGCTGTCTCTGCCGCACCCGCCGTGGCGCTCGACATGCGGTTCTCGCCAATTCCCGGCAACACGCCGGGAGTTGGGCAAGGGCAGGCTCCGATCAAAGACGATACGCTCGCCATCAACCGGGCGGACGGGCGGCTGTTCTGGCGCAAACTAGATGGTACGCTCGGTACCTCCACGCTGATGAACGCCACTTCGTCCGGGCGCCGCGCCGTCGAGCAAGGGCGGGGCGACGACTTGGAGGTCGCGCCGTCCAGCGCTCCCGGTGACGCCCGAAGCGTCGCATTGTGGACCGATCTGTCTCGCCAGGTCGAGCAGGGCATTTCTCAGGCTGCGACCGCCGGATATTGGTCAGACGACGCAACGCCTGGCCGGTTCAACCGTATCGCCGGGCGGCTGCTGATTGGCGATGCAGTCAAATATACAGGCCAGCAGTACACCGGAAACTCCCCAATCGGAGGGTATGCCAGCTACCTAGAGCGCGACAGCGTTGCCTCGGTCATTTCGCCTAAGGGGCTCATCGGCGTGTTCGGCGGTTCCCGAGCGTCGGACCAGCCGGGGGACATGCCCGGACCGCGAGCCCCCATCGGGATCGCTGGCCTCGGCATCAGCGACAAGCCCGGCCTACTGACCGGAGTATGGGCGGGGTATTTGGAGACGTTACGTCAGAAGGGCAGCTCCACGACTTACGGTCTTGAAGTCGCGGCCAAAAACCGCGGTACCGATAGCATCACGGGCGACCCCTACAATCCTCAGGGAACCAACGCCGTCATCGGCACTTGGATGGCAGCGGGCGCGGATGCCACATACGGGGGCGCCCCCACGGCGCCATCCAATATCGCGCATCTTGTTGGACGTAATGCATCTACTTGGGACAAGGGAATTGTATTTGCCGCTGATGGGCTGAGCGGGAACGACGGCTTAACTGCCGGGCAGACATCGATTGCTATAGAGATGGGCATGGGTCACATGCTCAACTGGCGCAATGCGGGAAACACCCAACGAAATGCAATATGGTCTGAAGTTGACCAGCCCGGTTTTTTTGGGCTGAAGTTCAAGGGCAAGTCTGCAGAATTCTTCGGCAACGGCGCCGTCCCAGTGATGCGCGTGCTGGGATCAGCAGCGCCGGTAAATTTCCCGGTGCTTTCGTCCAGCGATACAGGCGGCACCCCCGCGCTGCAATTTACTGGCTCGGATGCGAATGTCTCGGGGCGATACGTGGCGCAGGGGACAGGGAGCCATATCTTCGCCACTGCCGGCACGGCTGTCGCGGGGGGAGGCCTTACGGGCGGGGCGACGCAGCTCCAGGTGCTGTCCGTATCGGGGGCAACAGATTGGTTGACGATCGCGGGCTCCAACGCGGGTAACGCATTCCTCGGCCTCGGCGGCAGCTCCACCAACGGGGCCATCGTGCTCACCGGCAAGGGGAGCGATGGCGTTGTCCTGCGCGATGGCACCCAGACAATCCGGGTGTGGGCTACGACGGCCGGTGTCGGGTTCAACGGCGCCTCCCCGGTGGGAAAATGCTCGCTGGACCCGCTCCCCACCGACAACGGCGCCACCAGCGCCAGTATCTCAACCGCCGTCAATAGGATCCGCTCCTGCCTGATCAATAACGGGCTGGCGCAGTAACGCGCCCGGACCACGTCACCCGAACCGAGAGATCATCATGAAAGTCCGCATCGTCGCCGCCGCGACCACTCTGCTGGCAGCAGCACCCGCGTTCGCGCAGTCGCCCACGGCTCCGCGCCGCGAGGCCTACACCCTGACCCTGACCCCGCAGGAGGTGCAGGCGGTGGCAAGCGGCCTCGGTAAGCTGCCGCTGGAGGTGGCGCTGCCCGCGTTCGAGAAGATCCGCGCGCAGGTGGCTGAGCAGGACCGTAAGGCGGCCGAGAGCGAGGCTCCCGCGAGCGCGCCGCCCAAGCCCTAGTACGTTCGGGCGCTCGGGTCATGACACATCCCCGTGGCGCGTCGAAAGCTGCTGCCATTTGAGCCTGCGCGCTGCATCTTGGCGCAGCGCTCTGATCCTTCCCTGAAGCTGCGCCACCCGGCCCGGTCCTGACACCCTGACAATCTGGAGATCCTGATGACCGTCGCTGAGATCCAGCGCGCTCTCCTGGCGCGCGGCTATGACCTCGGGCCGGCCGGCGCCGACGGCGATGCCGGCCCCCGCACCATCGCCGCGGTGACGGCGTTCCAGCGCTCGGCCGGCCTTCTACCGGACGGGATCGCTGGGGAGCTGACCAAGAAGGCGTTGCAGCAGGCCGACGTCACCGAGGGGCGCGTTCCCGTCGACAAGCCCGGCTGGCTCGTCCTCGCGGAAGGCGAACTCGGCGTGCGAGAAGGTGCGGGCGCCGCCAACAACCCGCGCGTCGTGCAGCTGTTCGCCGATGCCGGCTTCTCCGGCATCAAGCATGACAGCGTCGCGTGGTGCGCAGCTGCCGTCGGCGCCATGCTCCAGCGCGCCGGCCACAAACCCTCCGGCAGCCTCGCGGCCCGGTCATACGAGGGCTGGGGCGTCGGACTGAAGGAGCCGGCCCTGGGCTGCGTCGCCACCAAGCGGCGCGGCAACAGCGCCTGGCAGGGCCATGTCGGCTTCGTGGTCGGCGCCAACTCAAACCAGATCTTCCTGCTCGGGGGTAACCAAGGCGACGCCTGGTCGATTGCGGCCTTCTCCCGCAAAGAATTCACCTCCTTCCGCTGGCCGGCCGACGTGCCTCTGCCGGTGGCGAGCAAGCTGCCGACGACGATCGCAGGGGCGCGGTCGGGCGTGAGCGAGGCCTGATGCGCGCCCGCCGCCTCATCCCGCCGAACGATCCGGTCCTGCCGGTCCGGGTCACCGGCCCGATGCCGCTCGGCGACGCGCAGGACCCGCCGGTGGATGCCCTCGCGCTCGCGGCCGCGCGGGAGATCGGCGACCTCTGCACGCTCCAGCCCGTCGCCGTTCGCACGGCCCGCATCCAGATCCTCATCGCCGCGGCGATCAACGAGGCGCTGGACCGTTGCCAGGCGCTCGGCGGGCGCCGGACGCGCTAACCGACCCCCGGAGATCCCGGGCAGTTCGACCCGCGCCGGCCGGGCCAGCCGAGCACATCCCCCACAATCAGGACACCATCATGCACCGCATCTTCCTCGCGGCGCTGGCGCTCGCCTGCGTCTGCTCTCCCGCCATGGCCGGCGCCGGCCCGATCGCCGAGATGCTGCCCACCGGCGGCAACCCGGCCCACGGCCTCGCCTTCGGCCTCGTGCTGCTCGGCGCGCTCGCGCTGGTCGACGGCGTCTGCCTCGCTGCCCGGGTCCGGCTGCCCGTCCTCGGCATCCTGGTCGCGGCGCTGATCGCCGGCATCGCCGGGCCGGCGCTCGCCGCGGAGGTCGCCACCGTCTGCGGCACGTCGATCGATCTGCCCTGGGGCGCCTGGCTCGCCGCGGCCATGCCGTCGGTCGCGTCGGTCGCCGTCACGATCCTGGGCGGCGTCGCCTCCGCCGCGCTCGCGAAGCTTGCGCCCTGGGCCACGCTCTTCATCAGCCAGAAGCGCATCGAGGCGACGATCCAGACCGGCCTCGACTACGGCATCAACGCGGTGCAGGGCGCCACCAAGGACGCCAGGCTGACCGTCCCCGTCGGCTCCCAGGTGCTCGCCGTCGCCCTGCAGCGGATCATCGACAGCACGCCCGCCAAGATCATCGACGCGGTGGGCGGCCCGGCCGAGATCGCCAAGCGCCTATTCCGGGCCATGCACCTCGACGAGAACTCGTCCGCGGCGCTGATCCTGGAGCCGATCCTGGCTCGCATGCCGGCGACGGCTCGGTAAGTCAGCCGTGAACGCCATTGAGATCGCCAGCCTCCTCAGGGACTACGGCCCCTGGGGTATGATCGGGATGCTGTGCCTAGTAGTCGTCTACCTGCACAAGCTCGTTCAGAGCTGCCAGGAGGCGCGGGTCTCCGACGCCAAGGTGAATACGTCCGCCCTGGAACGGCAGGCCAGCACGAACATCGAGACGGCGGCCGGTCTGAACGCGATCCGCGAGGGGCAGACCGAAGTCCTGCGCATGCTCGCCGTCACTCAGCGCGAGATCGAAAGCGGCGACGAGCGGGTCCACGACAAGCTGAATGCGATCCAGGGCCGGGTCGACACGATCTGCCGTGGGGGTGTGCGATGATCCGGAGGATCAGGATGCTCCTCGACCGCATCTTCCCGAACCGTTGCTCATCGGCGGGCGACGAGTTGCGCCGTGCCGCGGAGCTTCACGCTCTCTCCACAATCGAGCTGACGACGGCAGCACGCAAGCAGCAGCGGCGGGTCAAGGACATGCGCGTCACGGTCGATGCCGCCGAGCAGCGGGTGGAGCACCGCAACCGGCAGATCGCCACCCTCAACGCTCTCCTGGAACGGGATCGATGAAGCGTTTCCTCACATCACGTCTCTGCCTGCTGTTCGTGCTCCCCAACGGGCTGTTCCTGCTCGGGGCAGCGCTGTTCGGCTCGGAGGCGATGATCGGCATTCTGAACGCGGCCATCGTCGCGCTCGCGGCCGGGGTCTGCGTGGCCTACTTCACGACCACCCGGGACATCGTGCTCGGCCGGCTGCCGCTCAATAAGGTGCACTGGTTGGCGCTCGGGATCTTCCTGTCCTGGGCCGGGACGCAGCTCGGACGGTGGTGGTCGATCGTGTGGCGCTGGCTCGACCAGCCGATGTGGCTCGCGAACTCCTGGATCGTCGCCTACGGGCTCTTCCTGGTGGCGTGCGGCGCCTACTTCCACCTGATCGCGGACGAGGCGATCGGCGAAGAGCGCGTGCCGCCACAGCGCTGGATCCGCTGGGGTGCCGTCGTCGCCGCTGCCGTCTTTATGATGGTGGTGGCGAGCTACGCCATTGACCGGTGGACCGAAGCCGGTGTTTTCTACGACCAGAGGTTGGGCTGACCAGCTCGCCTTTACCCCGAGACTTCCTCAGCCCCGCCGGCAGTCGCCGAGCGGGGCTTTTTCGTTTCTGGCCTACGCCACTTGGTCTTCCGAACCGGCAGTCGACATCGCCTCGGGCGTGACCACCCAGCGCGGCAGGGACGGCCCGCGGAGATCTAAGCGCAGTCGCACCGTGCCGATCAGTCCAGCCCAAAGATCCGCTGGTATGCGCGCTCGTCCGCCGGTCCAGCGGTGATCCACCTCTGCGATGTGAAAGCCATCGACCATCCGGGAGTCGTCGAGCGCGATTTCGCGCACGGCATGCAAACCGTCGTCGAGGGCGAGCCGGCTCAGCGACAATCCGAGATCGCGCTGATCCAGGCCCATGGCCGCGTCCCGCGGCGTGTTCGTTGGGGTGATCAGCCACACCTCCTGCGCCGTGGCAGGCAGCAGGAAGCAGCCGATCAGGCCCAGGCGGTCGAGCTGCACAATGCGGCCGTCCACCATCAGGTGCGTGTCCGCGAAGGGCTCGGGCGTCTCGAGGCGCCAGCCCAGCGCCTCCGCGCGTCGGCGGAGCTGGGCACGGGCGGCATCGACGAGGACACCATCCTCGTGGAAGGGCCGGCAGAAATCGGCATGGGCGGGCCGATCATCGGGTGTGAGGTCGAGGTCGACGACATCGTTCTCGGCGAAGAAGGCGCGGTTGCCGGCGTCGAGATAGCTCTCGGCGGGTAGGCCCTCGGCGAGGAGAATATCGTGGCTGTCGAGCTCGACGTGCCAGTAGGTGACGGTATTGACCGTGTCGCGAACGATGGTCGCGCCGTTGACGAGGGCGTTGGCCGGAACGAGCACCTCGCCGAGAAGGTCGAGGCAGACAGCGTGGCCCGGGGAGAGAACGAGGTCGCGGGACGGCCGGTTGTCGCCGAACGCGTGGGCGCGAATGCGCACGGGCTGGACGCTGTCCGGATGCGGGTGTCGTGTGCAATCGACAGTCCGGTGGCCGAGCCAGCGGATCGGACGGGCCTCGCCGGCGGCGTTGAGAACCAGATCGCCGACGCGCAGATCCTCGACTGCAACTTCGCCGCGAGATGTCAGTATCTTCGAGCCGGCGCCATAGCAAACTGGCAGCGCATAATCTCCCTGCGGAGACGTAAAGCTGTAGTTGGATCCAGCGGCAGGGGCGGTACCGTTGGAAAATATCAAGTAGCTTGACTGATCTTGACTTTCAAGTACGAAATTCGAAGGGTTATCAACCTTCGTCTCAGAAGTTACTACTATTCCTGAGGTCTTGAATGGTATATTGTAAATACCAAGACTGTCCTCGGACCCGTCCGCTTTGACGCCGTATAAATATCTCGAATTTTGCCCCTCATTGTTGAGGGCCAAAGCGGTGTATCGAGAAAATGTCGAGCTAAGGGGTGCGGAAACTGCAGACCCTGCCCCGCTTGCTATATTGTACTCAAAAGATCCGGTGCCTACAATATTTTCGATCGGATATATCGTCCTATTAAAGAAAGGACTATCAGTAAATCCGGTACGCTGCGTCACATCACCCATTGTTATTGATTCCTTTACTTTTACAGATAGATGTTAACGAGCAACAGCTAGCAAAAATCCAGGCCGCGTCAACCAGCACGAGCATGCAAGTTGTATTATATACGAAATGTGATATTTTTACATCGGAAATTATTCATGCATTGACGTTGGTGGGCTTTTGTGCCGGCAGACGCATCTCCCCACACGCCATACGCTTGGTGAAGGCAGAGCGAGTCTGGAATTTGCAGTCAGTCAACAGTGTAAAAAGTGGCACACGGGTCGGATCAGCATAACGGCACCGTCAAGCCGGTTGGCCTATTTTCGAAACAGTTCTCGCGCTTCTGTGGTTGCGAGCGAGCTACGAGACTATCGATTCGCGTAGGCGCGGCCACTCGGCCCCGAAGCTCGGCCTTGACCGGGAACCTCAGGCCTATTTGTTCTCTTTCTGTTCTAATACGGAGGGCGCGCGTGAGTCTCTATCGGGTCGGTGCGGAGGCGGCGGACGACAGCGGGCTCGTGCGGATCCCGTTCATGCTCCCGACGCTCTGCGCCGGGTTCCCGAGCCCAGCCGAGGACTTCATCGAAGGCGCGCTCGAGCTTCCGCGCTGGCTCGTGCCGAACCCGCTCGCCACCTTTATCTGGCGGGTGCGCGGCTGGTGCATGAAGGGCGCCGGCATCCACGACGAGGACTTGGCGATCGTGGACCGGTCGCTGCGGCCCTCTTCCGGCGTGGTGGTGGTCGCGGTGGTCAACGGGGAGATGAGCCTGAAGCGCCTGGTGATGACCGGCAACCGGCTGTCCCTCACGTTCGACAACCCGGAGATGGATCAGGAATTCGCCCTGGAGGACCTGGAGGAGGGCCTGCTCTGGGGCGTGCTGCTGTTCTCGGTACGCTGGCACCACGTGAAGTCCCGCGCGAGCCTCGTGCGATGAGCCGGGCCTCGTCGACCAAGTTCGAGATGCGCTCGCCGCGCTACACCATCAGGCTCCATGAGATCCCAGCGGTGAGCGCGATCGGTGGAGCTGCCGGTTAGGCCGGCAGCTCACTTGCCGGCTTACGCCTTCGAAGTCTCGGCTTTGGCACGGCTCGGCATCTCATCAGCGATGACAAGCGCCCGAGTTATCGCGACCGTGTGCCGCCCCTGGTGGCGCGCGGCATCGAGATCTTCCTGGCGCGGCTTTCCCTTCTTGCCGCCCACGATCGTCGAAGCGCCATAGGGTGAGCCTGCCTCCAGCATGGCCTCGTCGGTGTAGCCCGTCGGTAGGATCACCATGCCGAGGTGCGCCATCGGAGCGTAGAGGGCCAGCGTCACTACCTCCGAGCCACCATGCGGCCAGGATGCAGCGGCGAACGCGCCGCCGACCTTGCCCGACAGGGTGCCACGCTTCCATTGCGGGCCGAGGCGGTCGAGAAAGTTCTTCAACTCGGTAGCCGGCGCCCCAAAGTAGGACGGTGTCCCGAACAGGATCGCGTCGGCCCATTCTGCATCCTCGTGCGTCGGCTCCGGGTAGAGGGCGTTCTGGCGGTCAGCCTCCTCACGCCACCCCTCGACCTTGGACATGTCCTCGGCCGAGGCGACCTCGCGCGCACGCCGCAGGCGCACCTCGGCACCGGCCTCGCGCGCTGCTTCTCCAGCGGCTACCGCCAGGGCCTCGACGGACCCGGTGCGCGAGTAGAAGACGACCAGCATACGAACCCGCGGCTCGACCATTGTCCTGCCTGCCCGTGAAGGTTGGAGAGTTGCGTCGGACAACAGGACCGGGCCCTTACGGCTCCTGCGCTTTTTGCGCGCACCGCAAGTGGTCGAAGACGGAGCTCTACCGCTGATGCTCGCCGCGGTTCACGACGCGGTTGAGCGAGGTGCCGTGCGTGTCGGCGATCCGGTGAGCCCCGCCGGCAGCCGCCGAGCGGGGTTTTTTCTTGCGTGCGCGATCTAGACTTTCAGCCTATACCGGCTCGGGTAACGGAGGCCATCGATGTCCGAGCAGCGACGCATGCCAAATGAAATCACCATCACCTACACTGATAAAAGCGCTACTTTGACAGCTACAGGCGCTGTCGACCTCCTGAAAGAGGCCGGGTTTTTGATGGACCCAAATGCCTATGCAGAGCCACTCTTCGCCATTGACCAAGAAATCCTTAGGGTAGAGAAAGATAAGACAGCGAAGGGTGTTGTTGGCGCAGTGTACTTGCCTGGATTTCGCTAAAAAATATTAGTTCTTGTTAGCCCGCACGATTTAAAACCTATGACGTGCGGGCTACCATATACTATTATTTACGCATGTAAAAATTTACTAGATTGCGATAATATTTCGCGCTATCATCATATTCGTCATTCATATCGTGGGCTTGCCACATGTGTTCAAATCTTTCATCGCTTGCCTGAAGCTTGCTATCATCGACGCCAAAATAACCGCGCTTGCGTTTGCGATCGTATTGCTCGCGCGATCTAACATGGTAGTGATTAATTCGCAAAATGCTATGAGATGGCGACATTTCGTCATAATAGCCGTGCGGAGGGCCATCATGTAGAAGCCTATGCTGCTCGTCTACAAAAATGCCGTCGAGCTTAAATATGTGAGAACCCAATGGTTGTATTACCTTGGCGGGATTAACGATGGACTTTACATGGCGGTGCAAGTAATAATCAGGCCGTGCCCGCTTGGTGAAATTATCAATAGTCAAGCCTTCGGGCTTGGTGTTGTGCCCACTAGAGCCATATATCTGCCAATAAATGCCTACACCAGCGACGTCCTCATATTGAGAAAGGGCCGCCCTGACATCACCGCCGGCACTAGGATACAAAAATTCGTCCGCATCAATGAATGCCATCCATCTATATTTCTCACCATAATTCTTTATAAATAACGTCGAAAAATCTGCTGGAGTCCCAGTAGGCTGGAACAGATATGTTACTCTGCCATCTTGCTCATAAGACTGAATTATTTTTCTAGTATTGTCTGAACTGCCGTTATCAATGATATACACATGCTCAAAGCCGGAAGCAATGTGAAAAGCAATCCATTCACCAATGATATCTTGTTCGTCTTTAACATGAGCACACACAGCTGCATATTTCATTTTCAAGCACCATTGACTGCGGTGGCCCATAAAGATGGCTGCCTACCATAGGACCCTAAGATCAGGGAAGCCGATTGCAGTTTGGCCTCCTCTCACGAAAGACCCATGAGCCCGCCCGGGTTACACCTCGGCGGGCCCTTTGCTGCCCGGCCCCACCCCTCCGGCCACAGCACGTCCCGGCCGATGACGAGGGTCAGGCGTCAGGATCCGGCAGCCCCGGCATCGGCCGGACCACCATCTGCCACCCGGTCTCGGCGGTGAGGCGCGCGTAGTGCGCCTTCATATCCTTCATCACGCCGATGCGCTTGCCGCCGCATGCCGAGCAGCGGAGGCGGAGCGCGATGTCAGGGATGGGCAGGTCTGGCGGGAAGCGGTCGGTGGCGACGATCGCCTGGTGGCGGCAGTCGTGGCAGTGGGCGGCAATCGTGGTCTCGCCCTGCGCGCGGCATTTGGCGACCGTGGGCGGCGCGATCTCGCGACCGTCCTCGTCGTAGGCCCAGCGCGGGTTGCGGCCTCGCCTCACCTCGCATCCCCGCCGTGCATCTCCACGAAGGCCCGGGCCCGATCATAGGCCGACCGGATCAGCCCCGCCTCGAACGGGTCGGTCATGTCGAGGTCTTCCCATGCCGGCCACCATGTCACCCGCTGCCGGGAGTGCTCATGCAGTTCGCGAGCGATGACGTCGAGAGGCTGAGGATCGGCGGGAGGATGGCTTACCGCCCGCTCCTCCCGTCCAGCCGCCGCGCCGCCCGCCTCAGGCCCGCCACCGCGGCCCGGGCGCAGGCCAGCACCAGGACGGAGGTGAGGGCGAGGTAAGTGGTGGGGGTCATGCCTCAGACCGGCGGCTTAACGCCAATAAAAATGTTCACGTCCCCCGTTTCATTCGGATCTCCAACAAATATTCCTGCTGCTGGCGGAGGAGAACCTACTGTCGACTTCAATCCAACCTGATTGAATGTCATTATTATTGCATCTCTGAGAGCTTGATTCGACCCGGAAACTAAAATGCCTAGTGCGATACCGCCGATAGAACCATCTGTCATACGCCTGTCGATAATATTAAATCCGATCTGCTTGAATATATCAATAATTTGACCCCCAAGAATGGCAGCATCTGCATCCATCTGATAAATTTTTATCAAACGGTTTGCCCTGCAAATGGCCTAAGAGCGCCAACCTGTTGCCCGTTGACGCTTGTAAATCGCCTGGGTTGGATCTGGGTTTCCAGTGCGAGGTTCGCTGCTTCGAGTTTGGCTGCGCGTTCATTTGCCTCAGCCGCCTTGACTGCGGCACCACCCGCTGCACGGCCAGCTTCGACACCTGCCTTGTGGGCCTCAGCCACTTTTCCGGCGACAGTCTCCTTGTAACGTTCTAGACTGTGCTCAGCGGCCTCAGCTTCACGTTTGTGCGTTAAAATTGATCCGCCTGTCGTGACGACGACAGCGCCTGCCGCTAGAGCAGCCACAGCCAATGCCCAAAGCATCAATTTGTCCCAAGTGGAACCATCGAGGCCGAGCGTGACTATTGAGGCTGCATTTGTGATATTGCTTTCGGCCTCTGGACTATCCGCAATTGCCATTGTCGTTACGCTCATCTGGATTATGAAAGCATACCCAAAAAGGCACGATTGATTTAGGATGCGCTTCGCAGCGTGAATCAAATTTGATGGCACAGTACTACAGCGCTTTTGTTGCAGCGAAATGCAACCGCCGTACCGCGGGTTGGGCTTTGACTGTCGGATCGGGTGCGCCCATAATGATGCCTCCAATTGGTTGAGTCGCATCTCCGATGGTGGACGAAGCCGGGCCGCTTGCACAAGCGCCCGGCTTCTTTTTTTCAACCTACGATTTGGGCTTGTTCCGGCCCGTCTATGGGCCGGGCCGCTTAGACCAGCGCCAGCAGCACCGCCGTCCTGACCGCGTTCCGTTTCTGCGGCCCGGTCACGTCCTCTCGCCCCAGCACCTCGACGGCGTAGGCGTGCGCCAGGACGGCCGCAGCGACGTCAATGCGGCCCGTCCCGATCTCGAGCACAGCCGGCGCCGATGGGTCCGCGAGGTAGGCCGCGACCGCCGCGTTGAGCGCGTCCTCGGTGAGGAGCTTCTGCTTGTAGGCCTCGCCGCCGGTCATCGCTTCGCCTCCCAGATCGGCACCATCCCCGGCATCTTCACGGGCTCGTGCCGGTAGGCGGTCCACCTCCCGAGCTTGATCCACTCGGGCGTGACCTCGTGGATGTCGACCGAGAGCGTCACGAGGATCCCGCTGTAGTCCCCGCGGATCGTGCCGAGCTCCGGGTGCACCCCGAACAGCCGGAGCGTATCCCATCCCGCCGCGTGCGCCTGCAT